TCCACTCAAGCGCTTTAAGGTATAGATTAAGATTATCTATTCTCTCTTGAAGAGCTTCTTTTTCTGCATCTTTCGTGCCTGTAAGGTCGTCAATGCGGTCTTGGCGATTGAATGTATCAAGGTCTTTTTGTGCCTCGCGTTGTTTAGAACGAGGGGATTCGTATCATTCTGTTGCTTTTATGACCTTTATTAAAATATTAATAAAGGCGAGCAGGACTTTCATCCTGCTTCTCACATTTCATCTTTAGATTATAGTGTGAGTTCAGACTGTATATTACTATTTTTCAATAGAATGGACTTCAATGTTAATGTTACCATTAACATCCCGCAGTCGTTAGAGTTTCTTTTATTTGATTGATTTTATTTAAAATTATTTGTTCAATGTCTTCTTTTTGATAATAAGGAACAACCAATAAATTTATACCCTTTTCTTGACAATATATTTCTTTTTTCTTGTCATTTATCTAACTTCTTTCGAATTTTTTCTCCGCTTCTTCCTAAAGTTCTTCTTTCGTTTTATTTTTTCTATTTATTCTAAAAACTGTAGGCTAATAATGCTAAATTCCCTAAAATTCAATACATAAATTAAAATCAGGTAAGAAAAAATCAAAACGTAAACGAGTTTTGTTTCCCCCTTTTAAATCAGGAAATATTTTTTGAGATATAAAATCTATTTTGTTTTCCTATAATATCTTACTAATATATCTTTCTCCTGAAGACATTTTCTTAGAATGGCATAATGGACATCCTCTACCCTATGTCAATTTGTTAGGACTAACAAACCATTTATAGTTACATACTTTACACTAACATTCTATTGGCGTAGAATTATTTTTGTATTCTCCAATAATTTCTAAATCTTGTCTCACTTTAGGATTATTTTTTAAATCTTCTATTGTGTACCTTTGTAACAGACAACCACAAGTAGTATTTCGATTTAAAAAATTATATAATTCTACTTCTCTATTGGGTTTATTAGGATGAGTTAAACAATGTGTTTCAACATAACTATGTCCATTTCGACTAAAACGCCTAATAATTTCCACATTTAATTTTTTAGCTTTTTCTGCAATTTCTTCATCAGTAATTAAATGATAATCCATTTTCTCCTCCTTTCTTTTTTATTTTCAAACAAATAAAAGTCTTACTTCGGTCTTAACCATCTCTGGTTTTTAACCGATATAGTCCATTTTGGGCAAACATTTCACCCATCCGATTCCCTCGCGATATACTCTCTCCTTCTCCTACGCCGCACGTTTCTTCGCAGCAAGCAAATCTTCGAGTTTTGCCTGTCTTTCTAATTCCTCGTTAATTTGCTCCAAAGGCTTAAGTTCATCTTCATAAGCTTTTTCAATCTCATCCATAGCATCTTCAAGCTCAGTAATATATTCCTGAACCTTAGACACCAAAGCGTCATATTGACTTTCCTTATAATTCTTTTGGTCTTCCAGTAATTGCATTTGAGCTTCATGCAAAGCTACAGTCACATCATTAAGTTGGTCTACCAAATCTTGAACTTGCTCATCAGTAAGCATTGAAACATCTTCAAGCTGCTCTCTAATTAAAGAGGCTTTTTGCTCAAGATAACCGATATTCTGCTGATAATAAGGTGCAATATCATCATATTTTGCCCACTCTTGAGGTTTGCTCTTTTCAAGCAAATCCAGTCTTCTTTCAAGAACATCGAGTTTATCATTAAGAACATCAATATCAACAGTAGCATATTCTTTATAAAGTTCTGCATACTGTTTGGCAAGATTCCTAAGCTCTTCTTGCTTATCCTTGCGGTCAGAATCTTGGATTTCAGCCATTCTTTGCTTAACAGCTTCCATCTCATTTTCAAGATTCTGTTTCTTTTGACCAACAAGGTCAGCATACAAGGCAGTATCAGGACTTCCACTCTCATATTCGAGAGCAATATCCAACATTTCTCTCTGCCAACTTGCAATATCTCTATAAAGCTCATAGCGTTGTTTAATAAGATTATTAAGCTCATTCTCACGAGTAATCTGTTCTTCCAAGGTATCAGAAGTTTTAATTAACTCTTCCTGAGCCGCGATAAGCTGGTCATAGGAGACATCCTGAAGCTATAAAATGTTGATTTTATCTTCCACACGTTCATCATCAAGATTCTTCAACTTTACATAAGCTTCTTGATATTTTTGCAAATATCCAAGCCGCTCTTCTGTTTCTTCATTTGCTAAAGGAGCATACAACTTCATTTGACGCTCATATACTTTTGCTAATTTATCATAATCTTTTCCATTGTTAAGACCATAATAATTTGCTCCCATATACATATCCTAAGAAGTGGCATTAATATCTTCTCCAACAGTTTTAAAAGCTTGCATCAAATAATATTCTTTATTATAAATTCCCTCAAGAGCGCTTAAGAATTTTTCTAATTCTTCTTTTGCATCTTTAAGATTACTAAGGTCAGGAGTAAAGAACCCTGTACTATCTTTTCCAAGGTCTAATTCCTTATCAATCATTTCTTGAAGGTCATTCATGATAATTTTACGAGCATCAATTCTCTGTTGCAAGCGTCCATTATTAGCAAACCCCTCATCAGGGTCCCATTCACCCATTTGGTCTTGAATATATTTTTGTCTGGCTTCAATATAAGTAGTATCAACTTTGTAAGTAGCGTCAGTTTGCTCAGTTTTACCGGCCGCTTCAACTAAAGCATCTTTACTCTTCATCATTTGCTCCGCACCCTTGGTGTCTCCCGCTTTAGCCATATTAACAGCTTGAATCGAAGCATAAAGTTCTGTATAAGATTTTGTTAAGTCATTATTCGAAACAATTTCGTTGTTGTTAGCCTAAATTTTTTCATTTGTTGCTGTTCCACTTGTTTTGGCAAGTTCAAGTTCTTGCCACTCTCTCTCAAGTTGCGCTTTCGTCATTTCATCTTCAGCATTAGCAGCTTCCATGTTAGCTTTTAATGCTTCAAGTTGAATGCGTGTCATTTCTTTCGTCGCGTTCGCTTTCAATTTCAAAGAGCCGCTTGAAGTATCTAAAAGCTCAATATAATTTTCATTTTCAGCCAACATACTAATTACGGTTTGAGTACTTAATTTGCCATAGGCATCTTGTTCTTTTTGAGCTGCATTTAAAGTGTCATAGCTATCTTTAACTGCATCTACAACAGCTTTTAATTCAGCCCACGTTGTCGCAACACCCTCTACTCCATCAATATCTCCAAAAGCATCAGAAAGTTTAAATTCGGCCACCTTCGACAAATCTTCTTGAATAGAAGCAAGTTGTTGCCATGCAGTATCATAAACCGCATCTTGTACCGCTTCTTGCATTTCTTTTACTGAGCCCTCAAAGTTTTTAAGCTCTTCGGAACTTGCAACCACCGCATTACGAACATTTTCAGGCAAATCGGAGAATTCTTTTCCTATTTCTTCGTTTGAGCCTTCTTTTTTACCTCTTACAACATCATTATAATAAGATTTCAATCTTTCTTGTAAAGTATCATAAGAATCCTGCTTTTGTCGAGCTCGGTTATAATAACCAACCTCAGAATCATAAGTCCTATCAGCATTAATCATGCGGATAATATCTACATCTTCTGTTGTACTACCTATCCAGCCAGAATTTGCCATTTTTGTAACTTTCTTATAGTCCTCAGTTGACAACTAATCCAACAAATTGTTTACACTTGACGAAACAGTTACATCCTCTCCCAAAGCTCCCTTTACAGCTTCTTGAATTTGCTCCTGAAGAGTTAAAACAACAGCTTTACCAGATTGTGCATCATATTTTAAACCAAAAGATAACAATAGCTCATTCTCTTCTACTGAAATCATGCCATCTGACATAAATGCTTCTACTAAAGCGTCCTTAAAGCTATCTTTCAATTCCATCGCCTCGGACGCTAAAACTGCTTCATCAGTACCATAATAAACGTCAGCAATTGCAGGATGTTCTTCAAGTAGTTTAGTCATTACATCTGTAACTTCTAATACTTGTTCTTTATATCCATCTTCGTTAATTGTTCCTTGAACTAATCGACGATTAATAGTAGCTTGCGAAGATTGGACCAAAGCATTAACCATATTATTTTCATCGGTTGCAAGTGCGCCCATCCTATCGGAAAGACCAGTATATTGAGCATATTCGGCAATATAGTCAGCAGATTGAACAAGTTGAAGATTGTAATCACTTAATTGCTGATTAAGACCCTCTATCTATTTTTGCTGTGTTTCCAACTCATCTTTCCAAGAATTAATAGCTTGTCTTTGTTCTTCATATCCGTCTTCTTCAGGAGACATTACACTTAAGGTTTGTTCTCCACTTGTAATCATCCCCTACAACTTTATTTCATTTGTTCTTGCTTTCTTATATTCGGCAATAGTTGATTCCAAATCTACGCCAAATGGAGATGAGCTAAATCCCGTAAGTATTTTATGCAATCCTGCTCCAATACCATCTGGATTTTTGAAAAGAGCGACATTTGCAGCTTTTTCCGCACTTTCGGTTAAACTGTCTATTGCTTCAGTAACTTTACCAACTCTCCCCTCAATTCCATTGGGACCAATTAGTTTATTACCAAACTCGTCTGTTCTAACAACCAATTCTGGGAATACTTCTGCTATATCATTACTTAATTTAAGAAACTTATCATATTCTTCAGATGTTAAGGAAACATTACGTCCTAAATAATCCACCCCATTAGCAAGCTCATCAAATTTAATAGCATTTGAAGACGCGCTTTGAGCAGAATTGTACAACTCAGTAGCCTCTTTAAACTTTTCTTGAGCTTTTTCTACTGCATTGTTTAAAGAACTTACATAAGCATTATACAAAATAGTCGCTCCAAGGATAGCTATACTTCCTATTAATTGAGGATTAGCAAAAGCTTTCCAAAACGCCTTGGAATTATGTTGAGCAGAATTAACAAACTCACGGTTAAAAGCTTCCGACGCAGTTAATCCCTCTTTTTCATAATCCCAACCCAGTGCCTCTGACATAGTCATTCCGCTATTAAGCTTTCCAATTGTTGATTCATACCATGCATTTTGATTAATAGTGGCTGAAGCATTATAATCAGCCGCGCCCTATCTAAAAGAACTAAGCAAATTTGTCCCAAGTTTTCCACCTACTTGCCCTATTACCATAGAGCCCAACATTGCGCCCATTAATTGGCCACCTTCACCAAAACTCTTGCCAATGTTTTTACCTGTTTGAGCACCTAATAAACCGCCAGCAATAGTACCAAGCCCCGCCACCAAAGACTAATCAACAGATTGAGTAGAAGATTTACTTAAATTCTTGCCTAAAGCCGTTTTATATTTCTACTCCTATTGAGTGAGTTCTTCTGCCGCCAATCTCTGTTTGGCTCTGGTTTCAACAAGTTTTGCCTGTTCTGCAGTTAAAGCTTGGTCTTGAGTAATCATTCCTTGCTCAATAGCAATCTGACGTTGCATTTGAGTAAGTCTTTGTTCAGAAACATTTTCTGTTAAAGCATTTATAGTCTCTCTACTTAACGAGGCTACCGTCTCCTCAGTTATTGTGCCAGTTAAAAGTTCTTTCGCTATTGCCGCTTGCTTGTCCTAAGATTCATTTAACAAAGCGGATTGAGCACTTAAAAGATAAGATTGAGTAACTTCCTGCGCCCCTTTTGTGGCTTGGCTTAAAGCTGCGCCATATCGTTTTTGCTGAGACACGACAAAATTATCCTGCGCATACTCTCTATATTCTTCAGCCTAATTAGCAAAATATTGCTTTCCCTCAGCCGTTCCAATGTTACCAACGCCATAAGTCAGTTGTCCAATAGAGGAAAAAATATCGGAAATTTTACCATACCAATTACCCGCAACATTAATTAATGAATTAGCATTCATCATACCTGCGATAGCTAAAACAGCTATACCAAACTTATCTAAATTGTAAATTATTTCTGCAATAGTATTATATAATTTCTTTTGAAGGCCTTGTAAATTTACATTAAGAGCTAATTTTTCCGTAGCCGCTTGAATTCTCTTTTGAGCAGCTTCTATGGAATTGGTATAAGATTCCATCTTTTCAACTGCTGTGCCATAAGAGTTAGCAGAAATTTCTTGATATTTAAGTACCGAATCCCAGTTTGAAAGCATGGCAACCAAATTTTCTCTTTGTCTCGTTCCAGCAAGAGAAGTTGCAATACCAGCCTGTTGTACCGTACTGTAAGTATCCCATTTAGATGCAATTTCATCTAAAACATCATCAAAATCTCTAAAAGTTCCTACTGAGGAACGAAGTTGAATGCCGATAGCTCCAAGCGCTGTTTCGACATCGTTTCATTCTGTTACTTTTGTGACCTATTCTTATTTTTTATTTTAAATAGGCGAGAGAAGTTCTTCCATAAGTGTCTTTACACTTGACTTCTCTTCACAAGCTTCTTTTAATTAAATCAATTAAAATTAGATTATACTTGTGTTCAGACTTTCTCATCTACTTCTCAATTATAAATTAAAAAGCAGTCTTTTCAATAAGTCGTTTACAGCTTCATTTAAGAATTCTGCCTTGTTGTCCATCTCTGGATTTCCAAGTCAATTAGAAAAGATTTTTTAACTGTAGTTTATGTATTATGCTACAGTGACCCAAACATTTAGGCCAGCCCAATCCTCAGCATTATAATTTTCAGAGTCTATATCTTCTTGTGCCGCAACAAATTTACCTGCGGCTACATTTTGGTATCTTGCGTAAAGGCTTTTCATAGATTCGCCTATCGAGGCCTCAGATTTTTGGGTAACATCAATCATTGTTGTTACATATCCAATAAATCTATTGACCTCCGTACCCGCAAGCTACGCCGAATTGTTTGCACGGCTCATTGCTTCTGCAATGCCACCTGCACTTGCCTGTTATGTTACCTTATATTCTCATATAAGCACTGACTATATCTTCACCCATTAATGGGGTACACTACTTCGATTTATCATCTACTTTTAGTCGATGAGGACGCTTCTCATTAAAAGCTTTCCTGCTGATTGACCAATCTTTATAATTTTTAAACCCTCGCATTCAGACTTGTTTCATTCTCCTGTTGTGGTTTATAAAGCTCTAAGGTGTTCTCAGCATTTCAATGTATTTTCCTTATATGTTACCATATTTGCGACCTATTTATTTTAAGCCGCCGCCATGTCTACTGCGTTATGTTTGCATTTAGTCGGCTATTCTAAATGCGATTTAAATTCAAAATCTAAATCCACTCCCTTTCAGGACGTGACCAGACTATTTCTTCACCCTTTAATTAAAAAGGGGCAAACTATTTCGGATAACTTTTAAGCCTTGCTATCCTATCTTTCTCTCAAAAGATAGTCGTTGAAAGCAACAAATCATTATACAATTTGTCCGCTTGCATGAACATCCATTGTTACGAATACTTAGGATTTAACCTTATATTCATCCTTACGTTTTTTCTACTTTCGTGCCATCACGCTTATCATTACTGATTACGTTGTGGTGTAAGGCTTTAGGATTTACCTGCTTTTAAGTTTGTGTCCTATGCCGATTACTCGACATACGCTGCATATTGTTACAGTTAATTTATCAACAACTTCCATGACTTCACTGGCTTCGATTTTCCAGCCCTTCAATACGCTAATCAAATAGCTTGTAGCGTCGGCACTATCAATCATACCAAGCGTGCTTAAATACATAGAAGCCTTTGTTAAATCGCTTGCTTCTTTCCCCTCGTAACCTGCACGAAGCCAATCGTTTGCCGCAACAGCAACCTCTTGAGTGCTCTTTCCAACTTCTTTAGCAAGATTATTAAATTCATACATCATGTTTTTAACATCGCCATAACCCATACCAGCCGCTATTTGTAAATCTACCATAGCCGCATCGAGATTTTTAGTATATTGCCAAACTTGTTGTAAAGAGTTTTTGATATATCCAATTGCTGTATAAGCTAAACTATAGTCCGTTAAATTTCTAAGAGAAGCCTTGAAACCATTAGCGATTTGTTGAATTAGGCCAACACTTTCTTTTTGTCTAAGATTAATTTTAGCTAATTTTTCCTCTTGCGCAGCCTGAGAGTTTTCAATCTATTTATTAAATTGAAGCCTTTCTTGCTCACTTAATTGCGTTCCGTCGCTAAATTTACCCGCAGTGCTATCATAGCTAATCGTTTGATTTTTAATTGCTTGTAATCTGGATTGATACATTTCAAGCAACTTTTGCTATTCCTTACTACGAGGACCAACTTGGTCGTCCATAGAATTTTGAAGCGTGAGCATATCGCGCTCTATTTTTTGCTGTTCCTTAAGAGAATTTAAATAATTCTTCTTTAGAGTATCTGCTTGTTTAAGTTGAGCAACTTCCTATTGTTGCCTTGCTTGAGCCGTATCATAAGCTGTTTGAAGCCCACTTAAAAAATTTTGAATTGACTGTGCGGCTTGCTGATTGAAAGGAGTGGGAAGCTCAAGATTATGTAATTTGTCTTGTATTCCCGTTCTATCCGCAGCGTCTACTTGAGCCTAATAAGTTTCTTCTAAACTATCTTTTTGAGAATTTAAAACCTACAACTCTCTTTCTAAAGTTGCTAAACGAGATTGATTTTCTTCGTCATTAGTCCCAATAAGGGTACTGCGTTCTTCCTCCAACGTCTTAATTTTTAGACTTACTTCAGCAAATTTTTCGTAAGTTTTTAAAGCAGAACGAAGATTGGACTCAAAATCTTTCATTTGCCCAATGAGATTATATTGACCTTCATGAACAGCGGTATTATTTTCTTGTTCATTGAACAAATTATCTAAATTACGAGGTGCTCTTAATGCTGGGTCTACAGAATCATTTCTAAATCTTCTTCCATTATAAGGTAAATTAGACTAATCTCTGGGAGCTTCAACATTAGGAGAACGATTACCACCCTCTTCGAGCTCATCTATTCTTTGTTCGTATTCTCTTATTTGGTCTTGAAGGACTTGATTATCTCTTCTTAATTCAGATTCTTCTCTGCTAACAGGCCCGACAGAAGATACAGTTTCTCCGCCAAAAGTAAAAGGCAATTCACTTTCTTTCGCAGCTTCGCCCTCTGCTTTTAAAGCTGTAGATAATTTTTCAGCAATTTCTAATTTGTCTTTTTCAGCTTGAACAGCTTTTTGTACAGCTTCAGCATGAGAACTAAAAGCTTCAGTAGAATTTTTTATAGAAGCGGTTTCAATAGATAATCCATTCGTATCTGAAACTGTAGTGGAAGTAGTATTTTCCAATTCATCTGGAACATAATATTTTCCACTATCTACCAAAGATTGATAACGATTCATTAACCCAGTTAAAGGGTCTTCTTTTTTTACTTCTGTTGTAGCACGACCATCAAAAAGCCCTTTAAAATTACCTTCTTGATTCATTCGAGCGGTAATAGCTTCCTAATCTTTTTTCTCGGCTAAAGCCATTTTTTCTTCAATACTTAAAGCTTTAACTGTTCCCTTGCTTTGTCTTTCCTCAAGAGCTCCTTTTAAAGTTAAAACATCTGCACAAACTGTTTTATAATATGCACGTTTAACTTCTAACTCATCTTCGCTCGCAGTAAGAATTTCTTTTTCAAGTTGTTCTCTTTCTTTTTGAGCATTACTTAATTGGTCTTCAAGAGTGCTCCCTCCATAAATAGTGCCTGTATAACCAGCATGATAAAGAAGCTAAGTCTTTGCTACGTTACTAAGTTCCACATCTTCTAATGGAGTGTTATGGGTCCCCTCTCCTTTTATGCCGTTTCTTTGATAATAAGAAACACTATGTTTATTGGGATTCTCATCTGCGTCTGTAGACAATCTACCCAGTAAATTTTGTTTAAAGATTTCTTGTTCAGTACGTTGTACTGGCATATCAATTTCTTCACCAGTATATTCATCTATACCTTTACCAATAGTAGTAATTTTAGTTGTTAAAGATTCATATAAAGATTTTAACTTTTGAACTGGTTCATATCCAGTTTCTAAAAACTTTTCAATGGCTTTATCAAGATTGCCATCTTTCATTTCCATATCAAAATTACTACGTCCTTCTTTAAGTAAATCGTATTTTTTACCCAAGCGAGGATTATTAGTTTTCCATTGGCCAATTAATTCTTCAGAAGAAACAACTTCTTTTCCAGCTTGTTCGTTAATAGCACTGGCTTTTTTTTGTGCAGATAATTCAACCATCTCTGGATAATAGAGAAGATTAGCAAATTGATTATAAGCTGTACTTGCATTACCACGTTTATTACCCAAATTAGCAAAAGCATACCCATTACCTCCCGCCTTATCAACAACAGGCGCAAGTTGTTCAGCAATAGCTTCAAGTTTTAAAGCTGTATCATCTTCCCCACTATCTTTATTCTTACTCATTACTCGCCGAAGAGCTTGAATTGCAGATTCAAAAAAAGTAGCTTCAACCTATTCTTCCGTTTTTGGCCTCCCGTATTCAAAATCAGCTCCATACTCTTTAGCATAAAAAGATTCTTTATTAGTTGTCCAAGAAGAATAGCCAAAATCTCTGTTTTCTCCATACAAATCGCCCATAACAAATTGACGACTTTTTTTGTAACCAAATTTATCTGCGGCATTTGACAATCCCTCTTCAGGAGAAGAAGCAGTAGAATAAAACTTTTGCATTAAAATTTTAGCATTTTCAAACATCTTTAAAAGACTTTGTGCATCTTCTGGATTAAGGTCAGAAGTAGAATTAACAACTTCAATATAGCCATCCATTAAAGAGTCAAAAGCAGCTTTAATTCCTTGTGGATTAGCGTCACCCGTTTCAACTTTACCTTGAAATTTTTTAATCCATGCGACAATAGCATCATAAATCTATTTAACTTCATTTAAGTTAGATTTTATTTCTGCTACTTGTTGTTCATCTACTTCGTCTAATTGTTGCTAAAAATCAGCAGTCTCATCACTCAAGTTACTTTCTTTTGAAGCTCCTTTATTACCATCCTTGTAAGTTATTGTAGCATTAAGACTGTTTGCAGAAGCTTGAGCATTTAGCGCCTAATTCTCTTCACTTACTCCATTATACACATCGTAAGATGTTATACCTAATTTTTGACTAAGTTCTGGATTTAGCCGTTCAACAATATCCTGCGCCGTAATTGCTGCGCCTTTATATCCATTTTCATAAGCTTGTTGTAAAGCATAACCTAAGATTTCTTCTACCGCTTCAGCACTACGACCTTCATTATCCTTTTCACTCCAATTACGCACCATATCCAAAACTTCTTTTTGAATTGGCATTGAAGCTAATTTTTCTTCGATTAATTTATTTAAATTAGTGCTTTCCTAAGACATTTTTTGTTGGTCACTATATTGAGATTGATGTTCTCCTGCTGATTGATTATCAATTTCTCCCAATTGGTCTCCATTATCCCACCGCACTCGAACATCACTTAAAGATTGTGCTATGCCACTTTTGCGCCCTAAAAGCATATTACGCAAAGTGGATAAGCCTCTTGTCTAATCAAACTAATTGACTCCGCTTAATCCTGCTTCAATATTTGCTTGCTCTCTATCAAATAATCCACCAGCATCAACTTTTTTTACATAACTGCCGCTTTCATCCATAAAAGCATTTTCAGCCACCGCAATTTTCCCCGTGAGCAGTTTTCTCAAATTTGGTTCAACAGTATTATTAAAAGCTTGTTCAATGGTTGTTAAAATATCATTAATAGCTTCCTGTGCCGCTTTATAAAAAAGAGAGGTTTTAGGAACAGAAGCAAGTTTTTCAACAAAATTGTTTAGCTGGAAAAGAGATTGATTATTAAAATTTGTAATAGGCTTCCGATTATAATCAACAATTCCAACTTCTTTTGCTAAAGCAGAAGAAACTTGCATTCCACTTTCACTTTTAATCGCCGCAGTTAAATTTGGACGCGCTGCGCCAGTTCCATCTCTATAACTCCGAGGAATTACAGTTTGCACTCCATTTTTATCAGTAGTTACAAAACTACCAAATGCGCGAGATGTAATTATAGGTTGAGTAGAATCTTTCGCTATACCCTCTCTATATAAATAAGCTTTACGTTTAATCCGTGGGACAAAAGTTTTTGTTTCTCCTCTTAACGCTTCTATATCCTAAGATTTTGCTTGTCTCCATTCCCTTAAGGTAGACTTATCTGTAATATCTTTAGAAGAACGTAAAATCTAAGCATTAGCTTCAACCCTTTTCTTTCGTTCACTTTCATGCATAGGACGTTGTAAAGATTTTAACTCTTCTTCTGCTTGTTTCTACTTTAACTCCGCTACGGTTTTTTGAGCTTTATCCCCTGCAAGTTGAGCTTCCATTACTCTTTTTGCTTGTGCATCGCGCTCTGCCATTAGTTCTTTATTTTTTCTGTGATACTCAGCTAAATCTCTCTCGTACTCTCTATCATAAAATTCATCCACCACAGTTTTTGCTGCAGTTGTTGAAGATGAAGTTTTAATAACATTACTTGTTGGAAGAGCTTGTTTTGCTTTTGCAACATTCTAATTTAGCGTTCCCATTTTTCTTTGCAAATCTACAATTTGTGCTAATATAGACTTGTATTCTTTTAATTGGTCTATAGTCTTATTATCAATTCCCCTTAAAACAGCTTCTTGGTCTTTCAGCTATTGAATAGTGCTTTTAGCTTTTTCTAATTCCGCCTCCGCTTTTTTTATAGCATCGGTTTTCATTTGAATATCAACATCAGCCGTTACTTTAACAGTCTTTTTTTCATCTGCCATTATATATTAAACCTCCAATCATAATTTCAACCGATACTTTTTCTATATCTTCGGCTTGATTTGAGTAGTAAATTCAGTATTAAATCTTGTGAGCGCTTTATAACGCGCCATCTTATAAACTTCTGCGACACTTACCGCACCTGTTATTCTTTTCATTGTATTAATAGGAACAAATTGTAATGAGCTTGCTGGAATTTTATCTTGTTTTTTTAAATCACCTAACGCATCTTGTATCAAACTATATTCCTAAGCATCTTCATCTTTCTCATTGTCTTCCCAATATTTTGGGTCGTCCTACCAAAAATTTTCTATATAACCTGTTACATATTCTTCTGGGTCTCTATATCCATAAAAATTGGCTTGACTTTTTGAATTTAAATTATTTTTATCTGTTTCGTTTATCTTATCCAATATTCCCTGAGTAAACAAGAATTTTCTTTCATCGTAGGAAAAATCAGGACGGAAATTATTTCCCTAAAAATACTGTATTGAGGAAATCAATGCGTTTACATCATAATTATTTCCATAATACTAATCAAAAACTTCAATAAAAGTTGAATTTACAATAGCTACAAACTGCCCTAAAATTTCTGTTTTTATTTGAGGAAGATTAACTACCGATTTCTTTTTCGCTTCAACCTCAACAGTTTTAAATTCCTTCTCTATTTTATTTTTTATAACAATTTCTAACTAATTAATATCAATAAAATTATTCATTCGTTCTGTCCTTTCCTATAATGAAAATGAAAGTGAGGCTACTTTTTAGCAACCTCACCATCATAGAGGATATACCCTCTTTCTATTAAGAGGTATTATAACACCGTAAACACGGGTTTAGTCAATTTTATAAACATAAATTGTTTACTACAAATCTTTTACGTTCTGAAATAAAAGAGCGATTTTATTTCTTTTTCTTTTCTTTTTTCTCTTTTGGCGCTTTTAGTTCGTTTTTGCCTTTTGAAGCGGCATAAATTTCATCCGCCAAATCTTTTTGCACAATGTCTAAAGTTTTTTTAATTTCAGGATTTGTAGTGTTCATAATATCTGCCAAGTTCTGAATTGTTTTCTTATCTTTTTTAAGCCCCTCAAGCAAAGTTTCAATTTCTTTAGACTGATTAGCCAGCTTTTGATAATCAATATTAAACATAAGTTCACTAAGTTCTTTAAGATGAGCGAGATTTAAGCAATCTTCGAACATTTTTTTAAATTCGCTATAATCATATGAGCAATATTGCAAAAGAAAAGGACTAAACATAGGATAAAGCAAATCATAAGCCGCATATGTTTTTAACTCATCATTAGAAACATCTACCATTGCATACTGTCCAAGCAGTACATCAAAAAACAATGTTTTACAGGCATTTGCAATGCGAACCTCATGTGTCTCAAGTGGGTCATTATCTAATTTATAAATTAGCGCCATTAAAGAGCGCACTTTTTCAATCATCGGAATATAAGAACGAATCACCATCTTATTTCCAAATTCATCCAACTCTTTTTCCGAAATTTTCCCCCTTACAAAATTGCCCGCAACATTAATAAGTTCCTCAAGCTTTAATAGGTTTGTTTTTTTCTTTTTTCCTGCATTAGCAATATCTTCTTTTGTTGCTTCTGTTAAATCAGAAGTTTTACTCAAAGGAAGTTTATCCTGCTCATCAATCTTAGGAATATCTGTTCCCAAAGTTTTCTTATCTTCCATTATTTATTATCTCCTTTTAAACCTTTTATTTGTATATTTATTCAAACTTTATACATCACAATGTAATTCCAAACAAATCCTCAATATCTTTATCTTCGTTATTCTACGCATAGGATAACGTGGTCTGCGAACTTGAATGATGAACTAATGTTTTAATTTTCTCCAAAGGAACTGCCCGAAGATTCATTTCTTTGCATAAATAATGACTTCCATCAAGCATATTGTTCACATAGCAATGTCTCCATGAGTGTGGACTAAGCCGAGTATAATCTTTTCCCGTAAGCTCAGTAAGTTCTTCTCCCCATTTTTTAATCCACTCATAAATATTTCCTGCTGTAGCAGGTCTATTTTCACTATTAACAAATAACATTTCGCTATCATCTGTTCGTGTTGCCTCATATTTTTTAAAAGCTTCTTTGGTACGAGAAAAATAAAGAACCTTAAACTTCTTACCACGTTTACCTACTACTACAGTATCAGTTGAATTTTTGTCGTCGGCAATATCAGTTCTTTTTACTTGAAGAATTTCATTGCGCCTAACCCCTGAATCGTATAAAATTGCTAATAAAGTTGCTTCTTTATATCTCTCTTCACTCATTAGCTTGTCATAAAGCATTTTAATTTCATCATCTGGAATAAAAGTAATTTCTCTAACGTTATCTTTAGGAACCCCTTTTATTTTTTCACTGGCATTACGTTCATAGTCTTCATATAAATCTTCATCTTCCATTGCCATATCCAACATCATATGAACAGCGCTCAAAATTCTGTTACAACGAGCCGCGCTCATATTCCACTCATCTTGACAATAAATCATAAATCTACGATAATCTCTTTTTGTTAATTTTAAAAAAGATTCATTATCACAATGTTCTAAAACCCAAATTGCAACACGACGTAAATCTGCAAAATACTATTTTTGCGTTCCCTCAGACCTGCGTTTAGCTTTACATTCTGTAATAAAATCATCTATTAAATTTTTATTTTCTTGATTAACATTATCCCATTTTTCAGGAGTATAAATCTTATTATAAGGTTGCTTTCCCATCACTTATCTCCTTCATTCTACTTGTTTTCTTCATAATAAGAAAATTTACATCTTTTTCTTTCTCCATCTATATAAACGGCTACTGTTTTACTATGCCCTTCTAAATTCCATCTTAAAGCCCATTCTTTGACTTTTAATTTTTCTATCGCTTCTTTTACACTATTATAAACTTCACCAGTATTTTCACAAATTACTTTTTTAGGCTTTTTACAACTGCGTAAATTAACATTTTTATTTTCATCAACATAACGCCAATGATACCGATTGCCATTTTCATCTTTTCCACTGGTTTCTATTCTTCCATATAAAACAGCCCTTATATTAGCTTCATTTCGATTAGCAAATTTAGCCGCTTCAGTAATACTTTCAAACACTTCTCCTGTTTCAACACAATAGATTTCAATTTTCTTAGCGTCCCAACCATTTTTCAAATTTAAAATTTCTTCAGCCTTTTCTTTTGTATAATTTTTCTTATATAAAAAATGAAGCCGTTTTGCTGTAATGTTGGGCTCTTTATCAGAACAAACCATATGTATAACACTTCTTTTTAATCCCAATTCTTTTGCCGCTACTGATACATTAGCATATTCTTTATTCGTTTCAAGACAAATAACAGGAATAGAATTTGGATGATTTTCTCCTGAACGAATTTTAAAATGCCAATCTCTTATAAAAGCATATTCTTCTGCTGATAAAAGATACCCTCTTTGTTCTTTTCTCATACCGCTTGACATTGCCCACCAACCATATATCATATTTTTATCATGCGGGTTTTCAAGGGCTAAAATTTTATGAGCATAATAATGTTCCTATCCCAACAAATAAATTAAGTTTTCTTTTTCATTGCTACCATTCCAACTTCTTGGAATAATATGGTGTCGCTCCATATAAACATATTTATATTTTTTGTTTTTTCTTGTGGCTTTTATTCTCTAAATATAATCATCATATTTTTCATCTTTTTCTGGAACAACAGGATTAATTTCCATCAATAATTTCATTTCGTTTTTCATAAATTAAAACTCCTTACATTTTAATATACAAAAAGCCAAAAGAATAATCATTAAGGTAAGGACTTAATGAAACGGTAGCTACTCCACTGTCTTCTTTTGGCTTTATGAACATTATAGCATTATTTATTTAAATTGTCAAGAATTTTCTCAAGCCCTATTTTAATTGCATAGGTATACTGCGTCCTTTTTCGGATGCTTTCGATTTCAATTCCGCCATATTCAATTACATCATTCATATTAATGCTTCTTTTGTCACTTTCAACCATGAATCTACTAAAATCATCAATGCTTAAGAAGAAAGTGCGCTCATCTAAGTCGTACTTTTCATCAGGTTCCTATCTAAAGTTAAGTACAAACCGCGAAATAATTCCTTTATATAAACCCATATTAACCAGACTATTAATCTGATGATAATGAATCATACCATCTGGCAACTTAGGGTCCCTCTAAAACGAAAAGTTCTTACCTTTCGTATTTTTTAATTCAAGTGTGAAAAGATAACCATTATAATAGACTAAAAAATCGCAGGGCTGTTTAATAGAAAATTTTGACCTTAACTCTTTATTTGGATTAAAACTTAAATCACTATCGGTCAACCTTAAACAAAATACCCCATCATTTTCACACGCCTATTTAAAATTATGCTCAAATTTCTTCCCTTGATTCATAATTTAATTCTCTCCTTATCTCCTTTTATCAACCTTTTAAACCTTTTGTTTTTATTTTATTATACCCATTTATACCCCAGTTATCCCCTAATCTACTGAGGTTAAAAAAAGGAAGCGCTTGCGGTAAGGACAACCTTACTGCAAAACACTTCCTTTCTTGTCATTCAATTATGTTCAAATTTAATTTGTTAATTAAAATCGTCATAATAATCGTCATATCTATCTTTCTTTTTAAAAGCTTTTTTCTGCTCCCACTTATTCTTGGCCTTATTCTTTTTTAATTCCTGCTCAGAGAAAAATTCTTCTTCAAAAGACTTTTCTTCCTTAGCGGGTTTAGAAAACTTCTTTTTTCTATCAAATTCAGGCTCATCGAACTAAGAAAAGTTGCAATTTTTATTCTTTTTACCCATTTTTCAAACTACCTAATAAAATTCTTATTTTATTTATCTATTTTCTTATCTATTAATCAAGATTGGCAAAGAATACTTCTTCCATACCATTCTCTTCATCAATTAAAAACGAACAGCTTCTACGCTTTGCCAAAGTAAATCCGCTCTTCGCTGTCCAAGCATCTGCCGCAGTTAAAGATGGAATAGTCCATGTCTCAATTCCATTTGCTTCTTTTACTGCCAAATGATGCAAATGCCCAGTAATCCAAATATGATTCTCCGTAAGACCCCAACCCATTTTGGCTTCAGTCTGCATCAAAGAACCAAGACGTTCCTTTTCATCAGAACCATGAGTAAAACCTACAAGTGTATTACCAAGCTTTACATACTTGCGATACTTTGGTGTAGCATCAACTGTTACCAGAGTATCGTTGCGAAAATAAGCTTCAAGTAAACGTCCAAAGAACATCTCTTCTGCCCTCGAATGATTCCGTTGAACAATTACCACATCAACTGGCGCAAGTGTCGTAAGCCTATCAATAGCATCAATGATAATCTCTGTAGTCTTATCAAAAATCTCCATGAAAGACGCGCAATTATCTTGCTGATGCTTGCCAGAAGAAGTATATCCATTAGCAGCACTATTCATTAAATCCTGTCCTACACAGAACACAATCTTTTTAATAGACTTTCCTGTATAATGGTCAATATACTTTTCTACATTCTGCATAATCTCTTTTTCTGCAATTTCAAGATTGTACTTCAATCCTGTTTGGGCTTCATAGGAAGCACGTCCAATATGCAAATCAAAAAGATTAATAATCAAATACTTTGGATTCTTTGGTTCTGGACAAAAAGCCACTCTCTTATGACTCGGTTTGAATTTCTCAAATTTCTTCATAAGCTCGTCAACATCAATTCCTGTTTCAGTGGGCTTTACAGTAATTTTAGAAGAATAAAGATTCTTCAAACCACCACTGCCATCACCCATCTGCCACTTGGAATTACGAGCAGAGATAAGTTCCCAATTAACAGGATTGAATCCATGAGCCTTAAGCAAAGCTTCTTTTGAATTTAAATCTTCATCAGAAAGCTCAATCACTTTCTCAGAACCTCTACTACCATCTGCATTAAGCGAAGTTGTAGACTGGGGAAGCTTTGTCCCTACTGGGGGATTAATCCAACCCATAGTCAAATATTCATCAAACAAAAAAGCTCCACCTTTAATGGTCTTCATTGCCACTTGAGGAAGATTGTATTTAGCTCGAATGCCTACAGCATCAGCCCAACAACGCTTTCCCTCATTTATATCCTTACGGAGCTAAAGCATTTCCTGTAAATATTCTACAGGATATTGAATGTCTTTTATAGCCATTGTTTTTTATTTTCCTTTTAAATACCTTTATAATACTTCATCAATAGAAGAGCAAATATTATCTACAATTCCTTTTTCCACTTGCTGTTCAGGCCAATAATAATTTTCTTTTGTTTTAATCTTGGTCCATTCTTTAGGTTCGATTTTAGTATTTTCAAGAATATGCTCTTCCATAACCTTTATCATTTTCTTATAATTATTTTGCTGACTCTCTACTTGGGAGGCTGTCCGCCCCAAAGTCCGCGACCCTTGGTGCAGTAGGCAAAAACTCATTGGAAAACAATAGCGATACCGAGGAGTGCCAGATAGCAAAATGATACCCGCTGCCGAACAAGCTACAGAAACATTTACAGTTCGCACTATGGTCTTAGACAAACGCATTGCTGATACAAGAGCATAACAAACTGAAACGTCGCCTCCATAAGAATTAATAAACAAAGTAATAGGAGTGCGCTGTTCCACAGGAATACCAGCTTCTTCATCTTCTCGATTCCATTGAATAATGTTCTTTACATAGAGCATTACACGGTCGTCTATATCATCAAAAATATATAAACATCTCGATTTATAGCCTTTCCAATCTGCAACCAACTCCCTGTCTGGAAGCTAAAGATTTGCTTCAGGAGCAATTCCGCCTTCAACCTCAAACAAATCAAAAACATCATTTTTAATATTTTCCATAATCCTTTTAATCCTTTAAATTAAAAAATATATTTATTAAAGCTCATAAACAGTTGCCCATTTACAAGTTAAAATCTCGATTTTAAATTCCAGCCGTTATTGATTAGTAACGACACAATGTTTTAGAAGTGCTTGCAACTTCAACTATTAAGAGCTTAACCTTTTATATACCGTCATATATTTCTATATAAGCTAAGTAACGGTAATCTCTGTTGGATTTAAAATTTAGCGCTGATAGCTTATAAATCAATGCCAACCACAGGTGGTTCGCTCTTCTAACTTCCACTATCTAAAGTTTGTTCTGTCTCAGGTGTATCATCTTTCAGATACTTTCATTCTTAGGCGTATCATCTTTCAGATACTATCATAACAGAAAGCCATCAAGTATGCTCTTTTGAGCCTGATGGAATAATTAGCATGAAACGCATATTATATAATATACGTTACAAGGAACTCTTTGTACACATGGTACATGAGATAATAAGATTTATGCCGACATCTTGAAACGCCTTTCTCTTCCGTTTGAAACCACTCATGAAAGTATGTTGGTCGGTTAACATTAAACTAACATATATTTCCACATCTTTAAAGATGTAAAAACCCATTAAAGTAAAATTTCTGTCGATTTATTCACAACAACGACTTTATCGGTTCTGTTACGCTTTTCAATTTCAGTCCTTAACTGTTCTGCAAATTTCACTTTTCCATCAAAATCTCCATGAACAAGTGCAATCTTTTCATAAGTTGCTTGACCATATCCTCCACTTAATAACTTCAACAATTCATCGTGTTGGATATGACTGGAAAAACTTTGTAAATTAATTACATTTGCTCGGCTTGGAATACTTTTTCCATTAATAGTAACAGTTTTTGTTTTCTTTTGTTTTATTTTCCCAGCAAGACTTGTAGGAGTAGCGTATCCACAAAAAGCCAAAATATTTTTAGCGCTTGGTAAAAACTTTTCAGCCAAATACACAGAATAGCCCCCGACCATGAAACCACTCGCCGCTAAATAAAGCGCACTCGTCCCTTCTTTTTGATGTTTATTTACAACTAATTCAAGAGTTTCAAAATCTTTTATATATTGAACAGAACTCCAGCCGCGAATCATTTTCCATTTTTCAGCGTCCTCTCCATTTAAATGAGTATCAAAAATATCACAAATTTTACACGCCAGTGGAGATGCCACATAAATTGGACAAGTAAACTTTTCATCGTCGTAAAACAAATCATATAATAAGCTCAAAATAATTTGAGTTCGCATAAAACTAAAAGTGGGAAAAAGAATTTGTCCACCTTTTCTATCTATAGTATAATCGTAAACTATAGATTTAATTTTTTCAATATCTTTTTCTCTATCTTTCCCATTAGCACTTCTTTTAGCATCTGCATAAGTTGTTTCACTTACTAAAAGATTAGCACTTTGAATAGGCTGAAATGTATTCGTATACATTCGAGGCATTGCAATATTACCCATGTCCCCAGTAAAAGCAATTTTACGAATTGTATTTCCGTTTTTAATATAAAGAATAATAGATGAACTATGAATTGTATGTCCAGCAGGAATAAATTCTACTGTTACTTCATCATCTAATTTAATCTTTTCGTTAAAATTACACTCATGCAATTTATCAAGAGCATTATACACATCTTGACTTTTATAAATAGGAAGATAACCTCTCTTCATTTTTTTGGTCAAGTCAAGTGCATTTCTTTCCATAATATTAGCACTATCTAATGCCATAGGTTTAAAAATATCTATAAACCCTTGTGGCACATAAGCATTTCCCGTAAAACCTCTTTTTACTACCAAGGGAAACAACAAACTATGGTCTCCATGATTATCTGACATAAACACATAATCAAGATTTTTAGCCTTAAATTTAAAATTCGCATTATTCGCTTGATATTCACCAAGTAAACTTTTCTCTCCTTGAACCAATCCAGCTTCAACCAAAATAGAACGTTGCGGCTTTCCCCAAGTAATCAAAGTCATTGAACCTGCAACACTTGTTGCATTATTTCCTATGAAACTAACACGAATCTTGTCTTTTGACTTACCCAAAATAGTTTCCTCCTTTAAATTGTCAAGGTAGGCACCGCAATAGGGGATATTCCACCCCTATCGCAGTAAATACGATTAAACCTTTTCTCGATTTAGCCGTAAATTTTTTAAATTGAAACCTTTTTTCCCTTTTACATCTTCTCAATAAGAATCTGAGGTTTCTTCTCAGGCATCTTAGTCTTGAGATAAACAAACACCAGTCCATCCTTGGCTTCGTACTGAATCTTCTCAACATTAGCAAGAATCTCCTTAGACACAGGAAGTTCTACATACTGAGAATAAGTAACACCCTTAACAGTTGTCTTACCCTGAACAATTACACAATCATCCTTAAGCTTAACAGAGACATCTTCCTCTGCAATACCAAGGCACTTTACAACAGCGTAAACTCCCTTAGTCACAACAACTTTAGAATCTTCATCTCCCTCATCTTCCTTCCAAATATACCACTTTGCAGGACGCATATCAAGTACACCATCTGTATTAAAGCGAATATTTCTCATAGAAGGGAAGAAAAGACTATCATCAAAAATGGAATTAACAGCGTTCATTAAATCATACATAATAAAAATCCTCCAAAAAATAAAAAATAGAATAAAAATAATTAAAAAATAAAAAATATAAAAATAAATTTATATCAAACACAAAGAAGAGATTACTATCAGTTCGTGCCATGCGACCAAGACAATAGCCATAACCTTTTGAGTTACAAATCAACCTTTCAGTCATAAAGCCTATTCAGTCAAATTTACACTTCCCAATCCGATAGATTTATTGTCTCTTCCTTGAGTTTATCTGGATTATAACACAATATATTGTGCTTGTCAAGAAAAATTTTACAAAAAAAATTTATCTTGACCAATTATTAGTCAAAAATTTTCATTTACATATCTCCTCAAAAATCGTCAAAAAATAGGGCATTTTTCACCCTCAAAAAATTGCAAAAGTTACTTAACTTAGCATACTTTTGCAACTTTTTCAAGGCATAAAAAGCAAATAAAATCTGCATTTTATCTACGCCGAAGTTTTTAAAAAAGAGAATGCCCATTTAATTGTTGCCAATCACATGAACATCCTCCCTTTATAATTCTTATTGTTTTCCCTTAAATCTCGAAGTCAAGAATATCGCCTATTTTTACATTAGGATAACCGTACTTCATAACAAATTCACCGTTGTCAAGATTTACGGCAATATCACCATTGTCAAAGACACAACGAACCTTACCTTTAATGGTATTCTTCTTCTTTTCAACAATGGCTTCCTTTTCCTCGAAGATTTCTTCCTTTGCAACAGGAATCTCTTCGTCAACTTCATTCTTCACTTCAAGGACTTCCTCAGCCTTAGACTCAAGAGCAACCTTTTCAGGCTTTTTGTAATAATTCTTATTTTTCTTTTCGTCCATATATTGATTACTCCTTTTAGTGCATTTATTCATTGCAGGAGAGTTTTCCCATGCATTAGATAAATGACAATATTTCTAATATGGACACAACGGAGAGTCTTTTTTACTCTCCGCCGTGCATATCAAACGTCTGAATTTGTTATACTCCGCAAAATCACAGAGCATAGTTTAATTCTCCTATTCTCTTATTTCCCTTATTAATTACACAATTGTAACCTTGAGAGAAGCAGAGAGTGCAGGGAACTTAGCAGAAGTGATGGCGATATTGAGAGTGCCAGTAGCACTATCACCAATCGTAACAACACCGTCAGCGTAAGTATAATTGTCGCCAGTAGCAACAGTAATGTCACTATTGGAAAGCTTGACAGGAGCACCGTCAACAGGGCAAGCATAAACAGAAATTGCAAGCTTGTCACCAGCGGCAGCAGTACGGTCAGCATCTTCAACAATTAGAGCACTAAACTTGTCAGCGGAAGCATCGGTGAGAACCTGAGTAATCTCAGCATAAGCACCATCACCGTCACAGCCAGCACAACCATAAGCTAATAGCGATAGGTAATCCTTTGATATAATCTTCAGATTTTCCCCCGCTCTAAACCGTGCATACGACTTTCATCGTACACGGCTTGCCATCAATTTAAAACCGATTTATTTTTAATTATTCCAATCTTTCAGAACTATTTCTGTAAAATTATAACCATTAATTAATTTATCAATAGCAGAAATCAATTGTTCTTTTGTTGGAAGTAAGTGACCTGAACGAATTCTTAATATTTTAAACCCCTAAGATTTTACATATTCGTCTCTACGTCGGTCTTTCTGAGAATCTTTATGCCAATAATTCCCATCATATTCTATATTTATTTTTATCTTATCATTTACAATAAGAACAACATCTAAAAACAAAGAAGACAGTACATAATTTAATTCAGAATGATAATTAGGATAAATTTCTTCAAGCATTTCTTTTACTTGAATTTGTTGAGTAGAAGTTGTTATTCCTTTTCCATTTTTTATTCTTGTCTATGCAGCTTTCTCTAACAGCTTAGGGCATTTTCCTGCCGATTCATATCCATATAAATTCAGCATCGTTTGCTTTCCCTTTTCTCTAATTTCTGCATTACCAAGACTACTAACACTTCCATATTTCTCAAGACATACCTCGATTTGTTTGGCTCTTATATCGGGATTTAAAGTTGGATTTTTTACCCCATATTTTGTTAAACAAGTATTTTTAAATTTTTCTTTTACTTCCTTATTCTAACATGGATGTTCTACTCCATATTTTTCCAAAGAAGTTTTTATTGATTTTTCCTAAAATTCTTGAGACTGGAAATAATTTTCTACTCCATAAAGTTTTAACATAGTATTAGTACGATTTTGCTAAAATTCTGCTACACAGGAAGGATTCCTTTCTCCATATTTTTCCATGCAAGTTTTTTCTCTTTTTGTAGCAGTTTTATTTTTATATTTATCAAGATGTGCACATTCAACACATAAATCTTCTTCCCATATTTTCATTCTTTTTATATGTCTCTAATGTTTCATTCTATAAATCTTCCCACAACAATCACACATTCTTTCTTCTTCGACAGATGTTCCATCAGGCAAATCTTTTGCTTTAACTAAAATTTTTTCTCCTAATTTCCCATTATATCCTAAAGAAAAATAATGTTTGTAATTGCTGGAAGATAATCTAATTTCAATTAAATTATCTAATATCATCTTTGTCTCCTTTTGTTTTTTGGCATAAATTTTACGTTTTCGGTTTTAAATTGACTAATGCCCATTCCTCCATCTTCATTACAAAGATTTCATAGGTTCGAACATCTCTTTTCCCCACAAATTAAATTAGCTTATATCCTAAAAAGGTTTCGTCTAATAACTATACGTTTTGTAGGTTTCCTTGTACCAATAATCTTATCATCAATATTTTTAGGTGCTTGCTTTGAGCATATTAAATTATTGTGCCTATAACACAATCAGGAATTTCAGACTGCACATTTTTACTTTTCCTTATTTAATATCATATAATTTCTTATATGGGGCAACTCGTACATTCGCAAGTTCGTCAGTACAACTTTGTACATTCTCACCATGAATATTTCTCCCATTTAAAAATGGATTGACACCCGACATATTGAAAGCCATGCTTTAAAAGTTTAGGCTTTCGTCTGCCGACTATATCTGGTTTCCTACGAAAAAAGTTTCCTTTTATCGCAAGCAGAAGCTTTGTGAAACATCTTCGGAGCGTTACTTCCTCATTTATGTTTTCAGATTATTAGTTAAAAGAACAAAGTTCTTTCTCTCTTTTCCTTATTTTACCAAGTTATAGAGAAACAAGTCATCACGCGCAGTACCCTCAAGAGTGCTCTGAGCAACGCCAGTGGCGGTCATGGAGAAGTCCTGATTGCCGTTGAGCATGAAACGATAAATCTTAATTTCAATAGAACCAGCGAGAGTGGAAGTCTCCAAATCGCAAGAACCACCAGAATAAAGATTAGCAGTCAGAATAATGCTAAGGGTCTTAGGAATGAAGTTAGAGCTAATAGTCATCTTAGAAGCATAGTCGTTGTGGACCATGTAACGAAGACAATATTCAGTCTCAGCAACGTCAACAGTGATGCTGTTATCGTCAGCTACCTCATAAGCAGTATAATTAGCATTGGTGCCAGACTTGAAAGCATAGGCAACAACCTTGGCATTAGCGCCGCCAAAAACAGGAACAGCAGTCTGAGGAAGGGTAATCTTCTTATCAGCGCCAGACTTAATCTTAGCAGTAGCAAAAACGTCACCGCCAAGCTCAATGTCAGAACCAGTATTCATGGCAAGATACTCAAGATTGAACATAGCGTCAGTAAGCTTGAGACCGAAAGTAGCATCGTGAGCATAACGACCGTAGAGCTTATTACCCATACCGCCCTTGACATCTTCCATAGTCAGGCCAATGGTAATAGAACTATCGACCAAAGTATTAGCAGTAGCCACAAGACGCTCGCCATCCATGATGACTGCGTGGCCAACACCAGCAATGAAAACCATAGTATATCCTCCTTATTTTCATAGTTACTATAATCTTAAATTTTAAGTTACAGCAGCAAATTTTTTCTAAACATCGTTTAACGACATAATCTCCTTAGACATATCTTTCTTATCATTACCATAAAGCCAATGGAGGGGTGGCGTCTTAAATTCTACCATTCCCGACATCTGCCCTTGAATCTAAGCATAATACGTCCTTTGAGAGTCTATCATTTTTAGCATTAAAGCTAATTTCCTTAATGTCACCTTTTCTTTTAATTCTTCAATATGATAGGGACTACTTATACTGACCCCCACCAATTGTTTTTCAAGACTTGGAGAAGTATAATTTTTACTTTCCAACTATTTCTTTAGTTCCAAATCCTTTTTCAAATTAGGGTCAATATATTTGTCTCCATCATAATCAAGAATATTATAATGTGTGATAATTGCAGTGAGCTCTTCTAAATCTTTATTAGTCAAAATTACATCTTTAATAGCCAAGTTCTTCTGCCCATTCTCATTCCTTATACTATAAACCTCACGCATCTATTCTCCACATTCGCAAACACTAAGAGACTGTATCATCTACAGTTTTTTAAGCTATTTATCCTAATCGGAAACTTCTTCTCCAAGGTCAGCTATTTCCTTATCTAATTCCAACAACTTTTTTGCAATCTCTTCATCCTCAATTTTCTTGCCACATTTAGGGCAATATAACCGATTCTTCTCATGCAAGCAAAGTTCAAATATCCGAATTACTTGACTGGTTACAAAACCACCAATTTTCTCATCTTCCATTTGTTTTATTAAATAATTCATATAGCTCATTGCAATTCCTTCTGGATTCGCAACTTCTTTTTCCTTTTCGATTCCATTTTCGTCAGTATATTTAACTTTTTTTACTGTTTTATCCTATGTTAAACAGCCAAGCGTACTATAAAACTTATAGTAATCTCGTGCCATAACAGGATAAACTTTTAACCCTCCCTTAAACGGAACAGGGTCGTCTGTCTAAAAGTAGGCTTGTTCATAAACAGTTATCTTTTGTTCGAGTTCTTTTGAGATTATCATGCCTTATTAAGACACCCCACTCATCCAACAACCCATTACAACCTTAATTCCCTCAAAGTTTCTATTATTCCAAATGCCATATTGAGCTTGCTGGAAACGACTCATAGTACCAGAAAATTCCATCAATCCAACACCTTGAACATTAGCACCATTAAGTAAAGAAATTATAGCTTGCGTTAAAACAGATATTCTACTTTTAGTCCCAACAAAGTATTCTACGCCATCAACAACGTCAATGGGTAAACCTTTGTCTTCTTCATCAGCAGCTATATTAATACACTTATTATGAGTGATAATATCTATACCGACATTAACAACTGCCTTATAAGGGTCTGACGGTATAATACTGTCAATATACACCTTAAGCAAAGTTGCCTCTGTTAAAAAAGCGTCTTCAAAATGAGGACTTCTAAAAATCCTCTTATCCGTTTGCGTTACATCGTCGTTTGCAATTAAACCAACAACCTTTTTATAGGTTGGTAACTTCTTGTTTAAAGCATCTCCCGTATTATAAGTTAAAAGCTTCCATATCGTATGAGTAGCTTTCAACTCCTCTTCCGTTTTATTATTGGGAGATAGTAAATAATAAATAATCCTATCCTCAATCCCATCAAGCGTAGCAAGACGGTTTCGAGCATTAGGCGCAAATGTATTATCTAACATAATTAATAAAATCCTCCCAACTTAAAAGTGTAATTCTAAACAACGGGCTCTGCTTGAGCAATCAATTCTTCATCGACGCATCTTAACTCTATATTAACAACCCCTCTGTTACATTGTTTAAGATTCTTAATCGTAAACACACCAGTTTCATTATCTAAGGCGCACTTGAAATATTTATTCCAATTTTCTTGCTTAATGCCACCTAATTTAGCATTAAATTCAAACTTATGTTTTCCTTCAGCTTTTTCGTTATTAAAAACAAGATACACTTTAAATTCACCAGTTTCTCCTAACATAAGGTCAGTTGTTACATCAGGTTGTATAATCTCCTCAGTTTCAGTATTTTCCATTTCAATATAATATTCATAGACAGGATTCTCTTGTTCAACTTTGTAAAGTGGAGCCTAATTCGGGATTCGATTTACTAAATCATCTCCCTCGGCTACTACATCTTTATCTAACGCTAAAATAATCATCGGTATATCTTTTATGTCTGTTTGATTATTTCGAGCAAAAGTCTTTTGAGAATTAGCTTTTACCACAGCTTTTACTTGATATACAGAATTATTTTCCTTGTCTTCTACATCACTTAACCCAAGAATTAACCTGTCATTAACTTTAATAAAATTGGTAAAATAATTCATCTGCAAATAAACATACCACTCTGCTTGTGGAACAACAAGCGTTTGATTGTAATATTTGTTCATATATCTTAATTCAGTAACTTGAATGCAAGGCTCATACCTTGCTTCCGTAATATTTTGATATGTTCTATCAGGAGAGCCTACCATTGCAATATTACCATTACATCTACGAACCACACAGCTATGCCGTGGTTTTATCGGACCTTCATTAATAGCAAGCCATACGCTTGTGTCATAATATTTTTCATCCTCTGTCATTTTAGTCATGTCTGGAAAATCAAGAGAAAATCTATATCTTCTACCTACTCCAATAGGATATTTTAAATCTCTGAAACTTAATTCAGCCCAATCTGTACCAAGGTCTTCTCCTCTTTCACTTTTTACAGAACGTATTACTACATCTATAGGAGTATAAGAAGGAAGTTCACAAGTGTACTCTAATTGACGCTGAATTTCTTCTTCGATTCCAACCACATTATATCTATATGCCCAATCTTTGTTTCTTTTATCCTGTAAATTTTCAATGTAATAGTTTTCTCCGACCATATTTTTAGGAAGTCTTGCTTTCAAAAACATGGAACTATCTATTACAGTTGTTGTATCAATTACAGCCATATCTCACTCCTTATCGGACTCTTTTTTGTCCTTGTAAGAAGAAAGTAAAAATTCAGCATAATTTACAGAGTCAAAAACAAGTTTTTTAATCTGTGCTTTCTCCAATTTATTATTTAAAATTGAAGTCATATTAACTACGATGCTAACCAATTCGCCATTAAACAAATAATTGCTCGAAGAAATATACATTGCAACACCACCACAATAAATGCGATAGTTATACTTAGAGTCAGGTTCTAAAGAACGGTCGTAGACATAAAGAATCTTTTTTAGTCGAATAATTAATTCTTCTAAACATTTAATCTTTTCATCTAAAGACAAAACAATTTTAAAATTATTTCCCTTTTCTTCCATTTCTTATCCCCTTCCCAGATAACTTGAACCCCGCATAAAACGAATCATCCAAGCTAACCTTCCTTGATATGTTGCAATTTCTTCATTCATTTGTGCTATCCATTCATTCTTGGCTTTTAAAATACGGTCATTTGACATAATCTTGAAGTCGCTATCTTGCATAATATTACGAATATCTAACAACAGATTTCTTTCTTCTTCTGCCCACGCTTTCACAAGTAAACGAGCAAGAATGTCTTTAATATATCCTATCGCAACTGCATTACTGCCTTGCGCATTGTTATTAAAGTCTTTAAACTCATCTGTAAATTCGCCAATATAATATTGCTCAATAGAATATTGCTGTCCTTCTGGAATAACGTCAGGAAATTCAACAGTTCGACTTTCCTTGTCTAACTTAGCTTGGACAACAGCCTATCCTTCAATATAGCAATAAACGCTATTATCAAGGATTTCAAAATCTGGGTCAAGCGTAAAAACCTTGTTTACGCCATCCCCTTCAAAAACTTCCATTGTGCCATTTGGTTCTTTATAATTAGATAAACGCAACGATACTGAAAGAGGATTGTCAAACATAGCAATCGCATTCTACAAATAAGTATACATCAATTTATAAAACTGAATCTGATTTGTCTCGTATGCACGAGTTATCTTTGGGTCGTCAAAGAGGGCGATTGCTTTTTTATAAATATCGCTAAATAAAATACCCACGGATATTTTAATCCTCCTTCCTTTTATTGTTACTGAATAGACTTAAAGTTCATCTCCACGATATAATTCGTGAAAGGATGTTTGGGATTGAGACGATTTAGAATCTCAATCTTTCCACGCTTAATATAATTCTGGTCTCCGCTATAACACTTACCAAGCCAATAGGAACAAATAAAGTCCTTATCATCATCTGTAAGAGCATTGTAAAAGTCCTCAAGGTCACGCTCTGGCTTTTGATAAAGTGTACGCAAATCTTCCTTTGTGATAATGCGCTTACCATCACGATTCAAACAAGGAACATTGTAACGTTCCGCAATATCCGCAGATTCGGGACCAAGAACAATAATTTCCTTATCAAACCAACGACGATACTTAGAAACGCATTCCTCAAACTGTTGCCAGCTAAGAAGACGTTGCTCACCAAACGTGTGGAAATCAATGGAAAGACCAGTCAAACGAAGAGCAGTTGAACCCCCACCAATAATCTCACGATTATGGATTAAAACAACTTCCTTCTCAGATTTACGATTAGCAATAATGTCAAGAAGACGATTAGTAGTGCTTTCAGCAGTGGAATCTTTTGGCTCAGGAATCATACTGGCTTTCTTTTCAGCCTCCTCAACCTTTGCATTCGCTTCTTCAATCTGAGTTTTGAGCTCCTCGTTTTCCTTTTTGGCATTTGTCAAATCCGTCTTGAGAGAATCAATAGATTCCTTCATAGAGGCAAACATCGCCATCAGGTCAGCCATTGAGGGTTGAGCCTGTTGTGCGGAAGTTTCCTTTGCCTCTACTGTTGCGGAAGCCGAAACCTCCGCAACAGCGGGCTCATTAATCTGAACTTCATTCTTTTCAGTTTTAGTAATTGTGCTGTTTTTCTTAGATACTGCCATTTTCAAGTATCCTCCTTTTAAACCTTTTAAATCTTAATTTTATTCAAAAATAAATTTTTATCTTAACGAATAAAAATCATCTTTTATTTCTCCTTTCGGAGACCCCTCTTCTTTACTTTAAGTTATTAACTTAAAATTACTGAAGCTGGATGCAACCAATCTTGGAACCGATTACAATACCAACACCCATACGCATATCAACGGTGAAGCCATAGGTGTGGTCAGCGGCATACATTGGGTCACGCTGAACGCTAACACTATTGCCTTCCATGACAACGTGAACTGGTTTGTGGAAGCCCATGGGCCAGTACGTTATTTTAAAATTTATTTGCTTTGCACATAACAAAAGTGCAATCTATTTTTACTTTGTCTTGAAGCACTTTTTTCACAATCTCTTTTTATTGTACTTCTATCAACACCTGTATCTCTACAGGCTTCTCTTATACCTTCATAAACAATCTAAGTTTCTACACACATTACTTTTTTTCTCATAAAAATTTTCTTATTAGATACTTCTTTGTTTTCTTCTCCAACAAATCTCCAAATATAAGGAATCCCCTCATCAGATTCTCCCGCTCTGGCAATTTCTCCTCTACAACATTCTCCAATATGAGAAGCCTTTATTCCAGTATCTATAGATGCGGCTTTTGCGTTGTTATAAACTTTACCAGTAGTTAAATTAATTACCGCCTTACCGCGCTGACAAAGTTTTTTTCTATGGTCATCAGAAAATTTTATTCCTTTTCTTATTTCTGAATTAATTTTCGCCGCATTTGTACGAGCCAATGAATATTCTTCAGCAGAAATTTTATAATTGCGATACCCTTCTTCTTTACATTGACACATATTCCACCATGCCAACTGTAATCCTTTTTCATGAGGATTTTCTTGCGCTAATAATTTATGAGCATAATAATGTTCTTGTGCGTACAAATATATTAAATTGCTTAAATCATTTGTTCCACCCATTGTTTTAGGTATAATATGATGTTTTTCTTGATAATTATCTTTATCTTTTTTATTCTCTCTACTATTAAATATTCTTTTAATATAATTATCATAAGACTCATTATTATTAGGAACTATAATCTATATGTTTTTCACCTACTTTTTTTACAAATTAAAGCAAATATTTTAAAATAACTTTTGTTCATATGAGTGCGCTACTACTCATACAGTTCTCTTACGAACTTCTTATACTTTCATATAAGCTCAGACTATATCTTCACCCTATTTTAAAATAATAGGGGCTACCCACTTCCATACGCTTGTATGTACTCCCCTCAAGAGGGATAGTCGTTGAACTTTTTGACGATTTGTAAACTTTTTACAAATTGAGTCAACTTAGCTGCTGATTATCTATTTTGGGCATTTCTTTTAGGATTTAACCTTGAGAAATCTTGATTTCTTTTTTCTACTTTCGTAACTTTCGCGCTTAGAATTACTTCTTACGCTGTAGTGAATCAAGCTTTAAGAGTTTCCAGCAATTCAGGTAGTATATTGGATTGATTTATATCAATCTCTATATGCACATTACTGTACATACTGACTCTCTGTTGTTAAGCACAACGATTAATCATATAAATAATATCATCATCAAGGACAACTTCAGGAGTGCCATTGATGGTGTTAGGAACGAGGCAATTGCCAAGCTCGATTAGAGGAATCTTCTTGTACTCAGGAAGATAACCGTCACGAACGATGGAACCAGCCTCACCATAACGGAAGGACTGAGCATCAGCAGGAAGAACGTCAGCAAGAGCAATGTTAGTACCGAGAGCATAAACCTGAGCACCACCATTGGCAAGAGAGACGTTACGAGCAGTGGTAAGCCAGTTAGCATCGGTCATACCATTAGCGATATAACCAGCAATACCGTGCTCACCAGCATCAGTAATAACATCGGACATAACCTTAGCGACACGACCCATGACATAAGCGGCAAAGGAAGCACCAACCTTGGCAAGAAGAGAACCCCAATTCTGTTTACCCGCAGCAACGTGGTCAATTTGCACAAAAAATCCACCAAATTTTATTGATTTTTTGTTTATTCTGTACATCTCTGTAAAGTTAAGACTATATCTTCATCTTTTCAGATGTTCGCCATTTCGGATTTTTATCCTATTCTTAAAAAAGATAGTCGTTGAACCTCACCCTATTCAGGTTTGGGCTGCTGATTAACTATTATTAAAACACTTAGGTTTTACACCTTATGTCATCCAATTAATTCTTTTTACTTTCGTCACTTTCACACCTAAATCTTTCGATTTTATGTTGTAGTTTAATTGGCTTTAAGTATTTCCAGCAATTAAGCGAATTTATTTTTATACATATTACTATGTACTCTGGCTACCATATGCTTGCGGGTCAAGCAATTTTTAACCAGTCACAATAGAGGCTAATGGTCTGACGTTGAGCCTGAATAGTGTATTCAGTGTTGCTTGCAGTCTGCTGGGCTCCATTGCGGATACCTTCAGCAAGGTCATTAACAATGAAGAGCTCATTGCTTTCGACCATGAATTTTGCGCTGTCTTATGTTGAAATTTTAACAATCTTTTTCAAAATATTCTTCGAATTTATCTTTTTTCCTTTTCATATATAAATCAGCATCTTTATATATAAACTCCATAAATTTTTTGCATTCTTTCTTGGAATGCGACCTAATTACTTTATTACCTTCTTTTTTACCTGTCGGCTAATTTACCATGAAATTTATTTTCTATTTTTCAATTAAATATTTTTGTAATCCAAAACAAAATTGTGTGGAAGACATTATAGTTACTGTAAACCCTCCGTCTGAGAGCACACAAGCGCATCCGTCTCCATCAAAATAGCCTCGGATAAAATGAGAATATAAATCTTCTCGTAAAAAATCAGGAAAGTCTATTAAAAAAGTTTTAGCGGGCGGGCACCCCCATTTTTCAAAGTTCGAGCACGTTTTATCCCCATTTAAAACCAAAGAAACAATTCGCCTTTCTGTACCATCTGGATGTAAATAATTTTTGTGATATAGTGGTTTCGTAGAACCAATTGCTTTTCTTATTTTTTCTAAAGTATCCTCATCTGTTTCTTTTAACGCCAATACGGCGCTATTGTTTACTCGACTTACACTTCCATCCGCGTACCAAAAACCTAAAATATAAGCTTTATTAGGAGTGTCAATCTAATTAAAAAAATCTTCATCGTATTCATAGCGGCGCTTGACCTCAGACTGATTCTTTTGTACTCCTAATTCTTGAAGAAGATAATTTATGCGATTTCTTTTTACGCCATATATTTCCCCAATTTCTTTTGGACTTTTACGCTTGTTTAAATACAAATCTTTAATTTCTTCTGATTTGCTACGCAAAAAATCCAGCGAAACTTCCGATTTTGTCGAACGCAACTAAATATTATTATCCAATAACACATATTTCACTGTCATTGTATGGGTTGCATATTCTCGTGCTAATTCGCTATAAGTTTTTCCAGCTAAATATTTTTTAATTATTTCCTCTTTGTATTTAGAAAGCTCTTTTTTGCTTTTTATTACAATTGTCCAATTTTCCATATATTTTTCCTTTTTAATTAAGATTGTTAAAATTTATTAATCAAAGAGCGTTAATCTTTGACGTTCAATGCAGTGAACTTCTTAATCTTTCAATTAAGAATAGACTATATCATCACCCGTAAAACGGGGTCACTCATTTCAACCCACTTGGATTTACTCCCCTCAAGAGGGATAGTCGTTGAACAAGATTCTGTAAAATCTATGCTGCTGAAGACCCATTTTCAAAATTCTAAAAGACACTTAGGATTTAACCTTATGCCATTCAATCAATTTTTTCTGCTTTCGCAACATTCACGTTTAGGCTTATTTCATCCTTGCGTTGTAGTTTGATTGACTTTAGGGATTGCCAGCATTTGTTGTGATATGGGCGTTATACAAACGCTCTACATACTAATTACTTAATATGCGGAGACTGCGTTAAGCTACTCCAAAACCGACCTGAGTTACATCATAAAGCTGGTCATAACCAGAAGCAACAACAGTAGGAATAACGGGAGTAAGAATCTGAGCAAGAACGACATCGAACTTCTCAAGGAAGGAGCTATTCTTGTGAACCATAGGGTTCTTAATATCCTCAAGACCATTATAATTCATGACATTACCCTCAGCGCAGAACTTCATGAGGTTTTCATTGAACTGCTTATTAGCTTCGGAATATTCATGAGTATTGCCCTTACCCTCAAGGAAAGCCTGAGTCAGAGCGTAACCAGACTCAACGATGCCGTCAAGAGTTTCATCGTTGAACTTATTGTAGCTAAAAATGTGTTTCATAACAACATAATCCTCCTTAATTTAATCTTTTCTAAGTATATATTCAAAACCATCTCATCTATCCGTGAGGATTAGACGGACAGAACGGTGCAGTAAGCCTTCTTACCAGCGTTGACCTGACCCATAATCTTATCGGTCACATACTCAACCTTAAAGGTGAAGCCTTCACCCTCAGTACCAGCGACATAAGAACCATCAGCAGAACCAGTGTAGACAGTACCAGCAACAGGAGCGGCAGAGAAGTTATCGTCTGCGAGATAGAACTCGTCACCAACTTGAGGAATACGAACACGAGTATTTTCATTGGCTGGAACAGGAAGACCCGCAATCTTGCTACCAATACGATAAACTACGCCAACAATAGTACCCTGAGAAACACCAACATAGTCAACGATACCATAACGCTTGCCCTTAGTATAACCAGCGGTAAGCTGACGTGCATTCATATCCTTAACGTTCTTATAAACAGCATGGTCGCAAAGGTCGCCAATAGTAACAATAGAACCATCGGCAAGCTCGTTTTCGCAACGACCAGTCACGAGATAGCTCTGAACATCTTCAGAAGCCATGAGAATCTTCTCAATGAATTTCATAATATATTTTCCTCCTATTATAGTTAAATTTTATTGAGATTTGCAATAGCATTTTTCAGGTCCTCCATACTATTCTTCGTAGTATTAGCCACAACAGTAGAAGTCTCTTTAACAATGCTCACGCTAAAGTCTTTTTCAACTTTAGAGCTTTTAGCCATCTTCTTTTGCTGATAAAGAGCATCAGCAATAAGATGTTCAGCGGCTTCCTGAGCAGTCTCATTTGCACTATAGGAGCTCTTATCGCAATTCTCTTTCATAGCATTTTTAATAATATCTTTATTTTCAGCAGTAAGGTCTTCCTCACTGTCGATAACAGAACAAACAAAAGAGTAGATTTCTGCGTTCTTAGCGGCGGCAAATTTAGCCTCATAATCAGCAATAATCTCACTCATCTTAATGAACTCAGCTTTGAATTCATCTTCGGTGTAAGTCTTATCTCCAACGGTAAAGATGGCTTGCTCTTTTACAGGCTCGTCAGGAATTTCCTCGGAGCACTTTTCAATAGCACCAGCAGACTCGGCAGATTCTTCCTCTTTCTCATCCTCGTCAGAATCATCTTTATCATCTTTATCATCTTCCTCAGACATCTTGCACTCGTCATTTTCAGACATTTTGCATTCGTCCTCAGAAACAGACTCACACTCTTTATTTTCCTCAGATTCGCATTCCTTGTTTTCCTCGTCGGAATTTTCGGCACACTCTTCCTTAGATTCGCACTCACAACCATCTTCACTCATCTTGCATTCATCCTCAGACATTTTGCATTCCTCTTCAGGCTCGCAAGATTCGCATTCCTTTTCCTTAGTAGCTTCGTCTTCGTTTTTCTCGTCTTCAGACTCACATTCCTTATTATCTTCTTCGGCTTCAACTTCTTTGTTTTCAACAGACTCTTCTTCCCTTTCAGGTTCATCAGCCTTTTCTTCAAAGTTTTCTTTTTCCACTTCGGACTCGTTCTCATTTTCATCGTACTTTTTCCAAGAACGAACAACTGGTTGCTTTGCGCTTTCATCGACAGAAACAACAACCTTATCATCTTCGCCAACCTCAATAGAATAAGGTGCGGAGAAAGTGCCTTCGCCATCAATGCTATAATAGACTTCGCTCTCGCTCATATCCATAACCCAAACATAGCGACCTTCTTTAGCTAAAGCATCTTGTAGCATCTGTCTTTTTTCTTCAAGCGTATACATTGGAACTGTTTCTCCTCCTCTCTCGTCATTATCCATTTTAATTTCATCCGTATCTTCATTATCAATGGGAGTATCGGAGAAATTCGATTTATCTATATTTGCATTATCGTTTGATTCAGGAGTAATACCAAGAGACTTATCGAGTTCTTGATAAGCAAAAGTTAAGCTCTTCTTACGCATCTGATATGCCTCAGTTACTTCAAGCTCAGGAATCGAAAGATTCGCATTAGGAATAGCTTCAGTATAATCAGAGCCAAGAATGGTAATACCCATTAGGCTAAATTCATCAATAACTTCAATACCATCATCATCAACATGAGACTTAGTTACTTCTACTTCGACAGATACTTTTTTACCTTTTGATTTAAGAAGTCTTTTAACTTGACGATAAGAATAATTCACCCAAAGAGCAGCAGAAAGAGAAATCCATTTAAGCCCGTCTTTTTCAATAAGCTCAACACGGTCTTTAGTGCGGACCAAACCAAGTGGAACCTCATATCTTCCGCCAGTGTGGTCTTCATGAACACCGTATTCATCGTTAATTAAACCATTATCATGCCCGCCAAAATCATCCTTTAAAACGCTAAAGGAGCCAAGAATCGGCTTTTCGTAAAAAGTGGGAATAGCATTTCTCATTGAATCTTCTGTAAAATAACTTTTATTGCGATTTGGATAAATATTTGAAATAGCCATTATATCAACCGCTAAAAACTCTTTATTCAAGAGTGTTTTAATTCTGAGTTGCTCAGGAGAAAGTTCAAAAGTTAATTTCTTTTTACTTTCGTTCAATAACTTTTCCTCCTTTCCTCAAAAAATAAAACTCACCTTTTATCACGTTCACTCACCTTCCGTAATAAATTTCCATCTCAGGAATTATTTTTTATTATGAGTTAGGTATGCTTTTTTAAATTATTTTTCCCCTATTTAGTTTTCTTTTTGATTATTAAGAGAATTTTGTTCAAGAAAGGAACGCTTTTGTCGATGCTCTTCATATGATTTCTTTATTTCATCAATACTATTAACAGCAACACTATTTTTAAAAGTAGGATGTGCCATACAATATTCTTCATAGCTGTCACAACAACGCAATATTTCTGCATAATGCTCATCACCATGAGGAATATTATTTAATATCTCATCACTAAATCTCAAAATTCTAACCCTTGCTTGTTTCGCTTCATTCTCGTCAACAGTATATCTTAACTTATCAACTTTTCCACCTACTCCATTAATGTCATTTTTCATAGTAACGACATCTGATTTTAATGTGGTGACATCATCTTTAAGTGAAGTTACATCTGTTTGCAGAGTAGCGACATCCTTTTTAATTCCCTGTAAATCTCCTTTAAAACCATCCATTTTCTCATTTAATTCGGCATTCATGGCTTTGCCTAAAAACTTAAGCAGAGCGCCCCAAGGATTGATTTTAATGGGAGCGATTTGAATTAAAGTGAGAAGTATGATTAAACCCCAACCACTGTTGGAAAGTAAATCCTTCAACTGAAGTAAATCCAAGCTAATCTCCTCCTTCCCCTAATAATCGTCCCAAATATTAAATCACAGTAAACTCTTCGAAATCAATGTCGAATTCAAAATCACGATTGGCTTTTAGATAAGCATTAGCCTTTTCACGCCAAATGTCACTTTGATGAACATAAGCACTAATTTTAGTTGCCATATCTTCAAGTTCAATCACGAGAACCTTGCAGTTTTTTTCGTAATCAAGCACCTCAATAGCGCCAAGGATTTTTTCCTTAAGGTCACTTACATTAGTATAATTAGTCTCAAAAATATCTGCAATATTAGCATACTCACCGTCTTCAACATTTTGTGGTCCGCGACGAGGGATAATTCCTTCTTTTACAAGAACAGAACTCCAATGGTCTGCGAAAGTGTCTGAAGGCCAGACATGAGCAAACTTTTGATGATAAACTTCCGATGCTTTTGGGCAATTAAGATAACTATCCAAAGCATAAGCAATATTATCACAATCTTGGTTCATCTGAAAAAATGCGGTTAATAAGCTATTGCATAGGTCTTTTACCTCTGGGGTAAAATTATTTTTTACCATAACAATACTCCTTTCCTGCATTTCTGTTTACTCTTCACTATATAAACCGTCATTGTTTTGCACAAACTTAAAGCCTTGATTGCAAAGTTTACATACACAAATCAACGTCGGTGGAACAGTCATAATCCTTTTAGGTAAAATTTTAAGAGTATTATCTTCACGATTTAAGTCGTGAACACACTTGCCCTTATTTTCTACCACCATTTTTCTTATATCTTTCATTCTTGTTTACCTTCTTTATCTTGTTCGCCCTTAACACCCATTACCTCACGAATGCGCTCATCATATTTTTCTTCAAGACATTCGTCACAGATGCCTTCTTCTCCGTAATCAAGCTCTTTGCCACAAATAATACATTTAGCTACAGTAAACTCTTTAATGTCTGAAACATTTGTTCCATTATCTATAGAAGTAGCTGTGGCATCATTTGTAATTTCATCTTCATCCAGCTTAGGTCTTCCAACATTATCTTTAGAAGTCACCTTTTCTTCTGAAGATGTGGTAGTTGTATTTGCTGTAGAAGTTTTATTTGCAGAAGCAGTTTTTAAAGCAAGTCTGTTAGCTTCTTCTACATTTTCTTGGGCGAGAACTTTTTCAACTTTAATATCAAGCTCTTTCATCCAAGCCGTAGAAGCAGAATAATCAAGAACACTCATTCCCATAGCCGAAAGGAGTTTAGGGAACATACCTTCAACGCCAGAGAACACCATTTCTTTAAGCTGTTTAGTTTCCTCATTGTGAGTGAAAATTCCACCCCAAAGACTAATCTTCCACTTATACTTTAGTCCAAGAGTATTATTAATAATATAATTCATATAGCTCTCATACTGACGAACCATATAATCAACACGAGATTCTTGAATATATTGAGCAGCTTTAACTGATGCAATGCTTGGTTTATCTGTAATACTCATAAGCGCAGAGTTGCCAGAAGTAGCAATCAAATCACGAGTGCGGTCATAAATAATGTCCATATTCTCAGGCTGATTATCTAAGGAGTGTAATTCGTAGTTTGTGAAGGGGGCGAAAAATGGCATAATATTACTGGAAACAGTGTTTGTAAACAAATCACTAAATCCCATAACTGTGTCCGCACTAATAGCAGTAGAATCTTTCCGCGCCGATGGGTCCTTAACGAGCGGCACGGACGCTGTAAGCACACTCGTAACGCCCTTACTCAACAAATTAGCCTGTAACCAACGATAATCATCAAGCTCATTCAAATCATTAAACAAGCCGATAGCATCAGGCAACATATTAGGATGAGCACCATCACTATAGAACGTATAACACAAATCTTGAGGAAGTTGAACCCAATAGAAATAAGCGTCTCCCTTACTCTCAAGAATACCACCACGAGGCAATCTTGCTCTCGGATTAACTTTTTTATTGCCTTTTTTGTCTTCGATAATGATTCCACCCTCAATCATTTCAGCCCAAGTATCTCTAATAAATTGAGGATACTGGTCAACACTATAAGCAGGTTGAAGAAAAATCATCATATTGAAACTTGCAATAAATTTTTGTCTGCTACCAAATCCAGTCATTTTAACCATATCTGTATTAAGTTTTTGCAGACTCCAAAAATCAACAGAATCTTTATCATAACTCAATCTTGTAAGATAACTACTTTTACCTTCAAGGCTAACTTGAGTCGTAACAGTCTTCCAAGTTAAGTTAGGTTCAAAAGACTTTATAGCCTTATCAACCATTTCAGCCTCTTTTTTGAAATCGTCTTTCTTTAAATCAGCTTCTTTAACATATTGCGGAAGATAATACCAATTATATTTTGGCGTATCACGATTCAACTTGATTAGCAGATTATATACATAATTAGTGTAATACAACCACATACTAAGTTGCATAAGTGGCATTTCACTATTTTCAGGATTAGACAAAGCCTCTTGTACAGCTTCTTGGTCTAACTTCTTAGCAGGAGAATTGATTTGCTTAATTCTCGCATTTTGCAAAAATGGATTATTGAGTTGACTCCAAGCGCCAGACCAATTTGCGGCAATAGTCTTAAAATCAGAATTAGCATAAGACTGAAAAACTCTTTGCCATCTTTCTTGAACTTGAGACAAAGTAATTTTTTCTTCTATTGCCTATGAAGCGCTCATATTTATTGATTTAGACTGTTCGTTTTCCACCATACTAATTTCTGGCTCTTTTTTCTTAGGTCTTCCTCTTTTCTTCTTTTCATCCATTCGAAAAATCATTCCTCCTTTCTATCATTTTCTTTATCTTTTTTCAAAGATTCTTGCATTTTTTCTTCAAATATATCAATAGCTTTCATAGCCAACTTTAATTTTTTCTGATTTTCAATTTCATATCTCTGTCTGTCAATACGAATAAGATTCTCTTTACACCAGTCCAGATAAAAAGGAGCTTCCTTACCAAGATTATCTTCGGTTATTTCAATAGTAAAATAATCCTTAGCTGGCTTCAAAACCTTTTTCAAAACTTCTAAAGCCTTATCTTTATTAGAATATTCACTAACAGCGACATAAAGTACACCATCAGCATACACAAAATAAAAAACCGATTTTATCTTGTCTAATATCTTCTCCAATCTCTCATCTTGATTAAAATTTCCTATGATTTTATAAACTAACATTTAGTTTACCTTTTACCCTTTACTTTTATTTGTCGAGAACTTTATTCCGTGTCCTCTATAACGACCTCAAAGCAGGAGATAGGCTTTAAGGTCGCTAACAAGATACGAACGTTCTTATCTCTCTCCCTCTTATACAGAAAGAGTATTATTCTCCCAAAATCGTCTGAATAATGGGGGTGATGGCCTCGATGCCATATTTATCGGCAGTTTCAGCAATGAAACCTTGTGTAATCTTAAGCTTGTTTTCGGCTTTAGACTTATAGGCGTAACAACCAGTATAGACACCAGTTTCGCCCCAACATAAGCCGCAAAGAACTCCCAGAGTTGAAGTGTCTCCAATATTCATTACACAGCAATAAATCGTAACAAGACTAACAAGAATAGTCACTATCCAACTTACATAGCCCCATTTTTTCATTGTGGGAGTCTTTACCTTAACTGTAATCTCAGTGGTGTTATCTTCGGTCTTTTTAGTTGCCGTAGCCAATGGAATCACTCCTCTCCTGCATTATTTCTTTCTACCGCATCGGAAATCTTTTGAGTCTGAGTACCAAAGTAGAAAGCAACAATAGTAGTAAATATAGCGATAAATTGTTCGCCAGAAATAATCTGTACTATTGCTAAGTAACAAAAAACGATTGTAGTTAGAATTGTGACAATACTTTTAACAGAAAGTAAAGCCGCAACTCTTTTTCTCATATAATCCATAAAATGCCCGTTACTGAAAACTTATAAAAAGTTGTAAACTTTTATGTTTCATTCCTACTTCATCGTGTATGCTTTCAATTTGTATTTCTACAATATTTACTCACAAGTTCTTGTACACTCTATAGGCGTAAATTCCTGACTAACGTATCAGTACATATCTGTATTAACTTGAAAGTGTTATGCTACAGATTGTTTTAAAACATTTTCTCCATATATTTTCAAATTTAAAGCTGCCTGATAATCTCTATCAATCATATTGCCACATTCACATTTATAAATACGGTCTGACAGTTTCAAATCTTTTTTGATTGTTCCACAACAACTACACAATTTAGAACTTGGAAAAAACCTATCTGCAATAATAACAAGAATATTATTCCACGCAGATTTATACTTAATCTGTCGTCTAAATTCATAAAATTTTTGTTGTTGAATTGCTTTAGATAAATGTCTATTCTTCATCATTCCTGATACATTCAAATCTTCAATACAAATAAAACTTGGTTCTCGCTTTATGATTTCAGATGTTATTTGATGTAAATAGTTCTGACGGATATTCGTTAATCTGTGATTTATTTTTAAAAGTTCTTTTTCTCTTTTTATAATGTTACTTGTTTTACAGTAACTTTCTCCTTTCTTATTTTTCTCATATCTTCTTGATATGGAACGTTGTAACCTGCGTTTTCTTTTTTCCATCTTTTTAACTTTTTGAGTTTTATTTATGTTCTGATATTTGTTGCCATCAGAACATATTGCTAAATCTTTTATCCCTAAATCAATTCCAATACCTTCGTTTGAAGGAATCTTGGTAATATCTTCATATTCAATTCCAACTGTAATCCACCAATTTATACCGTCAAATTTAATACGGGGATTATAATATTTGCAATTGGTTGGAATATAATTATGTTCTGATAATCTTATCCAGTTTAATTTCTGTTTGTTTTTCTTTTTAGAAACAGAAAATCCCTCTACTTTCATGTGTGTATCAGTAAACTGAACTTTCACATTATCTTGATAAAATGATGGTGTAGAGCGTTTTTTTACTTTTGAATTTAGGAAACTTTGCAAGTCCTCTAAAGAATCTTTTATAAGCATTACAAGCGTCTTTTATTGCCCGTTTAGTTACATTATTTGAAATATCATTTAACCATGCATATTTCTCTGTTCTCTTTAACTGTGTAAATTCTTTTCGCAAATCTCCATCCGAAATAAACTTCCCACCATTTTTATAGTTTTCTCGTTCTCGTTCTAAAGCCCAATTATAAGCAAAACGAGCAGTGTCGGCATATTGAAATAATTTAGTTTTTTGCTTGTTATTTAGGAGTAACATCACTCGAATTGTTTTTATCGTTGTATTCATCATTATCCTCAATTAACTCCTTTACAAGTTTTCTTGCTTTGTTTACGCGTTTGCCGTTACTGAAAACTTATAAAACGTGTCTTGCATACCTGACAATATTTATTTATACCAATATGATAATGAGGCTTTTCTCCACCTTGAACAGTATATCTCATCCAGTCAAAAATAATAATACCAAAAACAGACAAGACCAGCCAAATAGCAGAAAATTCTAAACATACCTACCCCATTAGATTAAAAGGTAAGTCACTATAATCCCATATTCCAAGTCCAAGCCACACATTTAAAATTAATCCAGCCACAAATTCAGTAACAGTAATAACCAGTGTGCAACAAATAGACTATAACCATATGGGCATTTCCCAAACCAACTCAGCGCCGCATCTCTCTAAAGGGATACAAAGAATTAAAGCAAGAACCAACATAGTCCAACTTATTCTCTCTGGGTGATGAGTCAATGTTTTATACACAACTTCGCAAAAGAAGTAAAATGTTCCACCCCAAGTCCAGAGCAAAAGGGACAGAACCCAATTACTCAACTTGTTATTCATAATTAAGCCTCAGTCTCCGTAGTTTCAGTGGTGGTTTGCTTCTGAAGATTAGCGAGAATCTTCTGCATCTGAGCCTCAGCCTTAACCATTTCAGCGTCATACTTAGCCTTCCAAGTCTCATTAAGCTCAACGCCATATTGAATAGCATTAACCTCTTCCTCGGTAGGAAGTTCATTAATCATACCCCTAAGCATATTGTTATATGTTACCTGAGCAGTAATAAAAGCTTGAGCCGTGGTATACAACTTAATAATGTCAGCTTTAGGCATCTCAGCACACTGTTCACCATCTGCGTGATAAGGATAACCATCTGCACCAAGAAGGATAGCGTTAAACATATTCGCAATATTAGCTTGGTCATTAGAAGTTAGACTATAATGCTTAACACTACCATCAATCTCACAATCAACACCAGCTTCAATAGTCTGATTGCAAGCCTTACTCATCTCAGCAATCTTATTCTCACGAGCCGCAAGAACAGGGTCGGGAAGAGTGGCAACATAAGCGTCATAAGCCTCATCATTCCAAGTAACGGAAGTGACAGTCTTCGTATCCTCATCAGCCTCATAAGTTACAAAGCCAGCAACACGCTTACCTTGAGGATAAAAAACGCTAAAATATTCATTGGGATAAAAATAATAACCAGTGGGGCAAGTTTGAGAATGCCACTCCTGAAGAGGAGGATAGCCACCACTACCATTAGCAGTTGCAGAAATAATATACATACTTATACTTATCTCCTTTACATTTATATAATAAAAATAATTTTTATGCTAAACTCCTTGAATTTTTGTGGGGTTTGCACTATAATAGCAGTTAGCCACTCCCAAACTTTTATTCTTGAAAGGATACTAACTTATGAATTATGGTTACATTCGAGTTTCCACCGACAAGCAGACCGTTGAAAATCAACGTTTTGAAATTCTTCAGTTCTGCCAGCGCGAAGGTCTTAAAATTGACGGCTGGATTGAAGAAACCGTATCTGGCGGAAAAGCGCCTGACAAGCGCAAATTAGGATTACTCCTAAAAGAAGTCAAAGAAGGCGATTGGATTATCTGCTCCGAACTCAGCCGTCTTGGACGCAGCTTGTTTATGATTATGAACATTCTTTCCCTATGTATGGAAAAAGGAGTTATAGTACGTTCAATTAAAGATAACTTCACTTTGGGAGACGACCTACAATCCAAAGTCCTTGCATTTGCTTTTGGCCTTTCCGCAGAAATTGAAAAATCTCTTATTTCGTCCCGAACAAAGGCGGCGCTCGAAGAAAGAAAAGCTCAGGGCGTAGTTCTTGGCAGACCTAAAGGTAGTAAGAATAGTAATAACAAACTTTTACCTCATCAGGATGTTATCCGCACTCTTATTGAACAAGACAATACCTATTCTGAAGTCGCACGTCTATTCCATGTTGACCGTTCAACCATGAAAAGATTCTGTGATGATTGTGGTATTAAACGCCCCTTTAATCGCAACAAAAAATCTGCGAATTTTATTGTTGTCAACAAAGAACCTATTTCTGACAACAATAATGAACAAACTGTTAATAATCTATTAACAATCAAAATTTAAGAACTCATAAAAACATATTAACTCAATATGCTTTTATTAATCCTTAAACAGAGGGAGACTCAATCAAGAGTCTCCCTTTTATTAATCTTTGGATTACCCTAAATTAATTACTTGCCAAGAGTAGCAAGAAAAGCATCAACATAGGACTGCATGAGAGCAACAAGCTCCTTGTTATTGGGGTCGCCAGCATTAAGGGTCTGCTCACCAGTAACAACGTTGACCTTTGCAACATAGTTCTGCTTGCCATCATAGAGAGTGAACTCAGCACCATCATCGGAAGAAGCATTACAATCCTTCCAACCTTCAGCAGCCTTTTCATTGCGGAAAGCAAGATTACGAGCGGGAGCGGGAACGTTGCCACCGATGTTGGTGCATTTTACAGCATAACCGTTCTCATCGTATTCAACTTTCCAGCAAGGTTGAACCTCAACGGTCTTACCAGCACGGGAAATATCACGAGTCATAGTAGGATGAATGATAGAGAGCTTGGTCTTACCATCAGGGAAGGTACGGTCAGTCATCTCGATGGGCTTGCCATCAGAAGCAATACGAGTAAAAATAGCCATAATAAATATCTCCTTTATTATAAAAAATATATTCAATTGTTGCATTTGCAACAATTATGTACTCAAATTTGACAAATAAAAGTAAAATTTTATTTTTGAGCGCTGTTGAATGATGGACTAAGTAATGTATGGGGGTTAAAACTGTGAGGTCAACAGCACTCTAATTTAAAAAGATAATCTTGTCTTTTCAAATTACAATGTTGTTGCGTTTAATGTTCGATTTTTAAGGTGTAAACAATGGCGAAAAATATTTAGATGCAGGTTTTAACCGACGTTGGATACGAAGAGCTGAATCCAACCACCAATTTAAACGCTGTGACTGGAATAGACCAACTGTATGTTTGGGAAAAAAGAAAATTTTCTTTATAGTGGGAAAACGCATTAATGGACGATAACGTAAGCTGCTATGTTGACCGCAACACTTCGAAAAGTCGGTATATGTATTGCGGATTCAATTCTTCAACAGGGGTTTATGAGCTATCATCACTTGTCACAAAAAGTTCAAGTAGCCTTGGAGGACTTTATTTTACCGATACTTTTGCAGGCTCGACTATATCTAATCCTCAAACAGTATACCAATATAAGGCAGACCCTGATTCTCGGAGTAGTTCTTACCATTACAAGGCTATAGAAAGGCAAGCCGTTTTAAAAAAAACAGACAACTTAATCGGATACGTTTTTTCGACCGATAAAAATGCTTATTCATCTGTTTCTGATGAATATGTTTATATTTTTAAAGAGGTTTTAGGAAATTTTCCTCTATTGGCTTATGGTTCTTATATTGGAACGGGGTCATATGGACCGTCCGCGCCAGTTTCTTTAGCCACAGGGTTTTTTCCAAAAATGCTTTATGTTAAAAGCAGTAACGGGAGTTTAAATTTGTTTTTACCGTTTACTCGGATGCGGATGAGATACTACGAAAGCTATGAAAAAGTCTGTTCAGATAATCTTACTTTTGGTTCAAACGGAAACAATTTATTGATATGTAGTACCGTAAGCGCTGAGGCGCAATGTGATAAAGCAAATGAAAGATATGACTGGGTTGCAATAGGATAAGATGTTTTATTTTAAAACTTAAAACTAATCGTTAATCCTTTTTGAATTAATTTCCGATGGCGATAAAGCAAGTGTAGCCATTGTTGCCCTATATGGTGGCGTCGTCTCCATACCAATAAAAGATTTTTCCCTAAAAGTAATATGTCAAAATATAACTTTGGAATTCATAATTGTTATTAGAAACAAATGTTTTGAATATATCGTAATTAAAAACCGCCAACTCAAAACGATAAGAACTTGTAAGAAAGCCAAGCAAAAGTAAAAACACTGGCTTAAATTCGAACAATTAATGCTCGATTTTGCAATCCACTTTATTTTAATTGAGGAAGCGGACAATGGAATGGTAGATAACATCAACAGATTATCACCAAGTTAGTTTTTGATGAGTGTCCGTGCTACACAAAGAGACGAAATGTATGATAGTAAGGGTAGATATTATACATGGAATAATAATAGATTTTCATGGTTCACGGGCGAAGGAAAAATTCCTTAGCTTAATAATACAAGTATAAAATATTACTATGTAGCTTTTTAAATAATAACACATTAATTATTCAAAATATATATAATAATAATTGTTATTTTTAGTATTAAATTGCCCGACCGCATCAGTAGTATCGCCATATTTTATATACCAAGAAACAGTAGTGTTTTCAACTATCACTTCCCAAGTTTTTATATTTCCACTCCATCCCGTCCCCCCGTAAATAGAATAATTTGTCCAAATGTGTCCATAGTCGGCAAAACTGAGCTAATAAATAAGAATTAGTTTAGGCAAAACATTGAAGGAAAAATCACTGCAAAAAGCAAATCCAATAATAAGTGTGAGTAGTGAGATTAAACTGCGTTACATTGTCAGATGCGTACCAATAATAGGTTGACCGCTCCATTTTCCCCCAAGCATCGCTTCCACTTGCGCCAATGCCCCAAACTTTTTCATAGCTGCTTGTAGCAAAACGCACAAAACTTCCTCCAACTCCTTTATGGCCATAATCATGATTGCTTTCAGCAAAACCCATGCAATAACGAGTAGAATACTCGCTGTTATTTTGTTTTGCAACACTCAAGAAAAAGTATAAAGGTGGAGAATCGAACAATTAATGTTCGAATTTGTTCCAAAATTATTTTTTATAAGCATAGAAGAAGATAGTGATTGGGCAGAAGGTATGATATGGATAGGAAATAATTCTGGTTATTATGTAGGAACTTATGGGAATACTTTTAGAGGAATAAACTCTTCTAATACGCATATATATTTTACTTAGCGTAACAAAAATATAAAATTTTATGTTAGTAATGACAGAAGCGCCTTTTGCTCGAATGGAAAAACTTATTATTTCTTAGCGGTGGGGATTTAAGCGCAATAAAAATCTCATTAACTTGTCGCTTTATTTTAACAACAAACAAATAAAGCATAATCATAATTATTTAAAGATTCGCTAATTTGAATTTTAGTGATTTCATTGGCATAATTGGCATAAACACAATAAATATGGGTATTGCTTCCATCTACATAGCACAACCCCACTACTTTTTTGGCGGTTAAATTAAGAGGATTTCCGTCAAACTATGCACATACGATGTTAGGATGAGTTCCTGTACTCGACCCCGAAAAATATTTTCCTGCTACTAAAAACAAATTATTTTCAATTATACACCCATGTCCCATATATCCCCCAGATAGTTTTATTTCTTGAGATATTATATTTTTTTCATCTACATATTGTTTATTAACAGCATCCGTATCGTTTTGCGGAGACGCAACATTGATAACTCTATTAGAATTTAAATTAACATTTTGATTGAAACTGGGTATAATCTGAGGATATAAAGTATCATATTCAGTTCCATTAAATTCCTACATGATAATATTTTTATCTGCCATCTTAATTATCACTCGCAATCGAACATTAATTGTTCGAATTTAAGCCAAACTTTTTCTTAGTGGGGTATAATAGTTTCTTAAATTTATCTTTATATGGAAATGCCATTTTAACAAAAAACATCACCTTTCAAGTAGATAATGATAATTTGACTTGGTATTCTACCATAAGTTCAGGTGAACAAAATAATACTTTGGGAACAAGATACTATTATGCTGCTTCTGTGGCATCAGTCCCAGAAATAAGAATGGGGACGTTTTATTTTGATTATCAAGGACCAGATACTTTCAACTTTGTAATTGGAATGACATGGGAAGAATTCGTAAATTCGCATTATAATATCAATAATACATTTTTTATTTCAGGAAATCACATAAAACCTACTGCTAACGATAATTTAGTAATAGGTCTTAATAACACAGATGTATAGAAAACAGATTTTATTCAAGAATAGGCTACTTATGTGACATGGAAATAAACAGTTTAATTATCGCTCTAAACAAAACCAATAATAAGTAAAATTCGTTTCGTTAAATTGTGCCATTGAGTTATATTCATTATACCAATAATATGTTTTTTGATTTAATTTGCCATAGCCTAATTTTCCGCCTGAACCATAATAATATCCTATACCCCATTCCGCAGAAAACGAATCTGGAGCGTAAAAAATGCCTCGACTATATGTACTATAGTTATTAATATCAGTGTCATATGCTTTCCCCCAATTGGAGGTGTCAGAGCTTATATTAAGATACAACGGCTCAAAATCGAACATTAAACGCAACAACATTGTAATTTGAAAAGACAAGATTATCTTTTTAAATTAGAGT